CAAAGGCCGCGGAACTTGCGCCTGACGATCTGCACCGTGTGTTCTACGTCGGCATCACGCGGACCAAGCAGAACCTATACTTAGTTGAACCTGACGATGCCACTAGGAGCTATCAGATATGAAATATGAAGCTCATTACCTTTGCGATGTGTGTGGCCATGAATGGAAGACTTATTACAATAAGCTATCTTCTTTAGAACAGGGAGATATCTGTGAAAATTGTATGGGTCGTCCACTTCAGAAAGATTATCGAGGGTGCGTGGTAGAGCCTTACTTTTATAGGAATTTAGATAATGAACCGCAAAGAGATACTCAATAAGGCAGAGAGCCTAGTCAACGGACCACGGGCGAAAGAATATGGTGACGCACATGAAAACCACGCTCGTATTGCACAGATGTGGTCTGTTCTGCTAGATAAACCTGTTACTATTCAACAGGTTTACCAATGTATGGTTGCTGTTAAGCTGGCCCGTCTGGTAGTAACACCAGACCATGAGGACAGTTGGATAGACATTTGTGGGTATGGAGCGTTAGGTGGCGAAGAAACGAGTGATTAAAAGATCAGATAAGCTCATTCGGTTCATCCGCGTTGAACAACTGGACCATTACCTCAATCAGGGCTGGAAGGTTCTTCAACAGGGCGACGAGATCGTAACCATTTACTGGAAATGATATGGCACTACAGATGACAATGTTCGGACCCAAGAGTGAATGGGTTCCACCGGCAGAGCTACCCGACATATTCGATGCTAAACAAATAGCCATCGACGTTGAGACAAAGGACCCAAACCTCAAGTCCAACGGGCCCGGATGGCCTACCGGTGACGGCGAGGTAGTGGGCTACGCTGTAGCTGTTGCCGACTGGGCTGGATACATACCCATTCGGCATCTAGGTGGCGGCAATCTGGATGAGCGCATAGTCAACAAGTGGCTGAAGAAAGTGTTTGAGTGTCCCGCCGACAAGATTATGCACAACGCCCAGTATGACGCGGGCTGGATACGCCGCATGGGTTTTACCATTAACGGGCGCATAATCGACACCATGTTGGTGGCCGCACTGCTGGATGAAAACCGGTTCAGCTACAGCCTCAACTCACTCTCCTACGATCTGCTGGGTAAAATAAAGACTGAAAAGACTCTGCAAGAAGCAGCCCGCGAGTTTGGCTTGGACCCCAAGGCTGAGATGTGGAAGATGCCAGCCATGTATGTGGGGCCATACGCTCAGAACGACGCAGAAATTACACTGGATCTTTGGAACTATCTGTCCACCCAGCTTACCAAGGAAGAGCTCTGGCCAATCGCAAATCTAGAGCTTGACCTGTTGCCCTGTCTGATCGACATGACATGGCGAGGGGTGCGGGTAGATCAGGACAGAGTCGAGAAAACGCGGAACACGCTTCTAAGCAAAGAAAAGGATGTGCTTGCTCAAATCAAGCGAGTGGCCGGTAGGGACGTGGAGTTGTGGGCCGCCGCGTCTATAGCCAAAGCATTTGACGCGCTGGGCATACCGTATCCAAAGACAGAAAAGAACGCCCCGTCATTTACCAAATCGTTTCTCACGGACCATGACCACGAGTTGGCACGGCTGATCGTGCAAGCCCGCAACCTGAACAAGACCAGCGGCACGTTCATCAACACCATAATGAAGCATTGCCGCTCTGATGGCCGCATACATAGCCACATCAACCAGATCCGTTCTGACGATGGCGGCACGGTATCGGGACGCATATCCATGTCAAACCCAAACCTACAACAGATACCGGCGCGTGACCCTGAGATGGGGCCGATGATACGCAGTCTGTTCCTGCCGGAAGAGGGTGACCAGTGGGCGGCTATAGATTTCTCGCAACAGGAACCACGGATCTTGGTTCATTACGCATACGTTTTTGGCAAGACAAGAGGCGCGTTACTTAACGGCGCAGAGGAGTTCGTTAATGCTTATAGACATGATAGTAATATGGATTTTCATACGATGGTCGCAGAAATGGCGGAGATCCCGCGCAAACAGGCGAAGACGATTAACCTTGGCATGATGTATGGCATGGGCGTCAATAAGCTATCTGACCAGCTAGATATTGATGTTGAAGAGGCCAAGGGTCTGGTTAAGCAGTACCATGACCGCGTCCCGTTTGTGAAAGGACTGATGAACGGCGTACAAAATCACCTGAACAAAAAGGACGGCAGTGGTTCCGTCCGGTCGATACTGGGGCGTAAGTGCCGGTTTGATCTGTGGGAGCCCGACACCTTTGCCATGAACAAGGCTCTACCATACCAAGAGGCCATCCGCGAGTACGGTGAGACCACCAGATTGAAGCGGGCGTACACTTACAAAGCACTCAACAGGCTGATCCAAGCGTCTGCCGCGGACATGACTAAGAAAGCAATGGTGAACATCTACAAGACAGGACGCATACCGCTTGTGCAAATACATGATGAGATCGCCATGTCTGTGAAAAATCGTGAAGAAGCGAAAGAGGTTGCAGAAATTATGGAAAATGCTGTACCGTTAGAGATACCCAACTTATGTGACATTGAGATCGGTCCTAGTTGGGGTGAAGCAGAGTAATTGTTTCATGTAAATCCTCCCTTAGAAGACTGGTCCCGCTTCGGCGGGGCCTTTTTTACTTGTAAAATAACAACTTCTCTTATATATTCCTACACATAAGGAGCTATATATGGACATCACCAAGTGGAAATCTGTTCTCGTACCCATCGAAGTGTACGAAGAGATTAAGAAATTAGCGAAATTAGAGGGCCGGACAATATCTGGTCAGCTTCGCGTCATGTGGAACGTCTATCGCAAAACAATCGGTTGACCATTTTTTTTAACTATGGTATGCGATAAGTCTTAGTTACTAAGGAGAGGTATATGCTAAATAAATTCTTACGACTGTTCTTCCCTATGTTTTTCTGTGGGCCTGAACGGGCCAGAGATGACAAGGGGCGTCTGCGGGCTGACGACAAATCAACGCCCACGGTCAACGAAGCATGGGTAGGCGGTAAAGCTCCCGTGAAAAAGAAACGGGGCCGTCCACCAAAAGCAAAGATCGCCGCGCCGGTAAAGAAAAAGCGCGGTCGTCCGCCAAAGAAATGACAATAAGTCAGGGTGATGGCAGTATGGGGCGTTTAATAGAAGATGGGCTATGCCCTCGCTGCCATACATCTATAGTTCACTTCCCGCCCGTCGATGTTCACGGGCATTATCAATGTTCAGTATGCAAGATGGTCATATCAGATTGCTGTCAGGGAGAAAGAAATGATATGCCCCAAGTGTCAGGGAAAGAGTAAGGTCTATAACAGTAGGCGACTTGGAGATACAACACGTCGTCACCGGCGGTGTTTAACGTGCGGTCATAAGTATTCTACCATAGAAACTTTAGAAACTTTAGAAACTAAGGTAGTCAAACTGGACGACATCATGGGTGATCCTATCAAGAAATTAGATAAGGTGACCGTAAAGCGTTACCCAGTGAAGAAGAAAAAACGCTTTGAGGACATGGATTTTGAAAACATGTCTGACGAAGAGTTAGAAGAATTAATTCATGGTGACGATTTCTCTTGACTTTTCCCAAACAATCGCATATATATGAGCTTGTAAAGCCCCCAAGCTTTACAAGTTCCCGTAGTAGCCCCCAGAGTTCGCACGACTCTGGGGGTATTTTTTTCTGCTTGACAATATGTAGTAGTAAGACTATATAGGATAATTCTTATGTCATTAGCAAAGGAGAAAAAAAATGGCAGCTACAAAAAAGACTAATGATGCAATTAGCATCCCAGTCATCAAGCAGGGCCAAATCAAAATCCGCTTGATTGGACAGACCCCGATGTACTTCAACAGTATGTCGGCAAAAGCTAAACGAGACCTTCTCGTTGGCGCAGGCCGCAAGACTGCGGCTGAAAAGAAAGAAATCAAACATAATCCGGAACAGGAGTTTGCCGACTCCATGCACACCCAACCAAAAGGTGACACGCTTTTGTGTTTCCCAGCGGCTGGCGTAAAGGGTGCAATGGCTACGGCTGCACTTGAAACGGCTGGTGTAAATAAGACCAGCGTTAACCGGCTTATCTTCTTGCCACAGGCAAATATAAATATCTGGGGCAAGCCGTACCTTAAAATTGACGTAGTACGGTCCGCGGACATGAACCGCACACCGGATATGCGTACTCGTGCCTATCTTCCTAACTGGTGCGCCGAAGTAGAAATCAGGTTTGCTACACCTAATTTCAGCGCACGTTCTATCTCTTCTCTCGTACAGAATGCCGGACAACTAATCGGCCTTGGCGATTTCCGTCAGGAGAAAGGCCGTGGGTCTTTCGGTACATTCTCTATAGCCGGTTCTGAAGATATGGGCGAATACCAAGATATTTGGGACGAGCTTATGCAAGAGGGCCGCGAGGTTCAGGAGTTAGCGCGTGACAATCCAGAGTGCGCGGATCAGGAAACAGCAGAACTAATGCAGTTCTTACAAGAAGAGCGGTTGCGGAGGGCTGCTTAACCAATATAGGCGGGGGTTCTTCCCCCGCCGCGGGTTGCGGAAAGACGGTTATGGTGTCTTCGGGTGGGCCATGTTGAGTTATGGAGAGTCGAGGCGGTTGTGGTTTGATGGCGTCCGGTGTGTTGCGGTAAGGTCCGGTCCGGCTGGGCAAGTTACGGCGGTTCTGGTCACATGAGTTTTGGTTGGTTCCGGTGAGGTGAGGTTTGTTGTGGCACGGCGGTTAAGGCTGGATAGGCAAGGCGGGGTTCGGTCCGTCACGGTACGGCTAGGCTGGGTGAGGTTGGGCTGGGCGCGGCGGTCATGGTGCGTTTCGGCTGGGTCTCGTAAGGTTCGGTTGGGCAAGGCGGTTTCGGCATGGTCAGGTCTGGTAGGATTACATGAGGTTAGGTAAGGCGGTTGAGGTGTGGAAAGTTGCGATAAGGACGGTTTGATCTGGCAAGGTTGGGCGGTCATGGCGTGGAAAGGTTACTTTAGACATGGCTTGTCTTGGCATGGCGGTTTAGGAGGGGTTTGTCACGGTGAGGTGCGGCTAGGCAAGGTTTGGTAGGGCGCGGTCAGATTTGGTTAGGCGGTTGTGGAATGAAGAGGCATGGTGAGTAGAGGTCGGGCATGGCGGTTAATTTTAAAAGGAGGAGTAAATGAGTAACTTTGCAAGAAAAACCAAGCAGCGGATAATCGACGATTATCTGCAAGCTACCGGTTATAATATATTCAAGGCCGATGAGTTTGTGGACTGGCTGGCAACCCAGCCGGAACATGAAATGTATGACGCATTTTATGGCGTGGATGATAGCACGGCGGCGCGTAACTGGCGTATCGACATGGCACGGCGCATGGCCAGCGGACTACGGATCGTGGTTAAGCAGGAAGAAGTCCAGCAAAGTGATGTCGTGTCAATCAAGGTCGCTGAATATCCGGCATACATATCGCCGGTAGCCAAGCGTAAAGAAGGCGGCGGCTACGAACCGTTTGACCCTGACGACGAAGCCTCGCAAGAAGAACTACGTCGTCAGGCTGGCGTGTCACTGGCCGCGTGGCTCAACCGCTTCCGTGGTTCGGCTGAACATATCGGGCTCGACTTGACGCCGGTTGAAGAAATAGTCCGTATTCTTCGCGATGATAAAGACGAAGCAGTTGGGGCTTGACAATATGTTGTCACCGTAGTATATAGGAGTTATCTTATGTACTACGGGAGATTGAAACAATGCCAAAAATATATGAAGTTGAAATTGTGGCCTCTATATCAAAAAGGATTGAGGTCGTAGCTGACTCTGAAGAACATGCTAATGAATTGGCGCATGAGATGTTTCATCTTGAATATGATGGGACGCCAGAGGTATTTGAGCAGGACACATACAGAATTGAGGAGATTGGTGAACGATGACGGTTGAATACTTACCCGTCGAGGGTTGCGAAGAGTGTGAGTTCTTTGAAACCGCTTGCCCTGAGTGTATCCTGTATGGGGAAGCAGAGAGGATTGATACGGATGACTGATAGAAAACAAGAATTATTGGATTTTGCTAATGATCTAAGCAACGAAGATTTATGCTTTCTAATCAACTGTATGGCTAACCGTTGCGAAGTTTACTTTGGGTCTCTAGCTAAATGCGTGTTGTCCAGTGAGGTGATGGATGCTTGTATGAACGGCACCGTTGTTCAAATAAATTGTAAAAACGCAGAACTGGACGATTTACGCGAGGATGATTTTTTCAAATATGCAATCGAAAAAGTGAAGGAAAATGCTGAGTGTAACACGCTGTAATAACTGTAACGAACCGGCTGCCGCAAAAGATGGTGGCCGGTTCTTGTGTTCTGATTGCTGGTTTAACGTATGGGCACCACGGGAGATGCTACATGGACAAGAAAGAAGAAATTTTAAAATTGTCGAGAGACATGGACTGGCCGACGGCCCTCAACGAAATAGAACGGGTGGTAGATTTACACGCTTCACTTACAGTATCTAAAGGTGAACATACCCGTGAGGCTTATAAGCGGGCGTGGAAAACAAGAGCCGCTTGGGAAAGGATACAACGTGGATAGCACCGATAGCTTTGATGAAGCCGGTCAGCGGGTCGAGGACCTTCTGGATGAAATGGCCAAAGATGGTCACGGCGCAGGGGCCGTCATGGGCGGCGCACTGACCGCGATTATCTTCCGGCTGATAATATCCTCGCCGGACTCTACGACGGCCATTGGCATGATTACGTCGTGCATGGCCAGCGGAGCTCGCGCCGCGGTCGAGTATGAAAACGAAAACGCGGAAACGACGCATTGAAAAAACCCCCAGCTTTGCGGCTGGGGGTTTTCGTTTATAGGTATTTGGCGAACCGACGCTTGGCAGGGTGCCACGCACCACGGCTCTTGACGTAATGGTCGTAATGCCAGCCAGCCTCTTCGATATACCGGCCATCTTCCGTATCCTGTATGTACGTCCACAGAATAGAAACCGGTCTATCTTTTTTCAGCGAGAACTGCTGGGTATACATCTCTGCAACTTGCAGAAAGAAACTAGGTATCTTGTACGACTTGACAATGGTGCCTTGAAACAGACCATGCACCTGATCTTCAATATCATAAACAAGGACGGGCATTTGTCGTAAGGATATATCTTCCTTACACCTGTCGTTAATATAGTGCCGCCGTAATTTATGAAACTTTTCGTCTGGCTTGAAACAAACCCGCCGCACTTCCAGTATGTCTTTTCTGTTTGTGCGGCCACATGGGTTGCCCACTATCGCCACCCCTAGTAACTCCCGATGCTTCAACGCTACATGGTGTTCATACAGCGCATAGCAAAAAGCTATATGCAAATCAGGCAGAGGGTCATTGTGTCGATGCCATTCTTTAATCGCACGATTGGCCTCGACATTACTTATTGGTTTTATCACTAGCATGATAAAAGTCTCCGTAGCTATTAACTTGTCAAACAGCGAAGCTCTAAGCTTGTTCCTATTATACCACGCCATTATTCGATGTTGACGTGACGGGCATAAAAAAAGTTTGTCAATAAATTGACAACATGTTGTCACCTAGATATAGCTCTAGTCTTGTATAAGAGTATATCATAATATCGCATAAAAGTCAATGCGACAAAGTGTCGCAGTACAAAACGTGAACGCTCTAGCTGGAGTGTCAATTTTTTGACGCATATAATCGCATACCTATAAAACTTTTAAAAATTTATGCTTGACAAGTATGGGATAGTATGCTATAGTATAAGAACAATCAGAAATGATTGTGCGCTGTTTGAAATCGTTAACTACTACGGGAGGTCAGTATGACTGATTGTGCAAAAGACTGGGTGTTGCCCAACGGCTTCACCTATATCGCTTCAACCGCCGGACACTACGGCTCGTGGGCCAAGGCCCTTGACCCGCTGACCGCGGCCCGCAAAGCGGCGAACTACAACGGTAGCTCGTACCCGCATTTCGTCTCCGTCTGGTACGGCCCTGACGAAACCAGCCACGTAACAGACATGGGCGGCTTGTCCTACGCTTCAGAAAGCGCAGACAAAATGGTGCCGGTCGGCTTCTTTGAAGTCGGCAAAAATAGCATCAAACCGTCAAAAGATGAGAGGTGTACACACCTTGAGTTTGTCGAAGAGTGGTTGCGTTACTTCGATAGATCACACCAGCAATGGGTGAAACATCAACAAGAACAATGATTTAGAGAGCGCGGCCCACGGGTCGCGCTTTTTAGTTACGCGTAACTCTATATAGGCTCAAAAATAAAAAAAATATTTTTTAGTAAAAGTAAGCGTTACAAGCGTTACAGCGTTACACTGTGTGTTAAAGCTATGAAAAACATAATACTTTTTTGTAACGCAGTAGTGTAACGCTATTAAAACAAGGTCGTTACACTTTTTAAACAGGAAAACGGCCTTATTGGCTGAAATTTTGGTTTTTATAAAAAATATTTTTTGCCCTATATAGTGTTCTGCGTTACTAATATCTGAACGTGACCTTTTTAACGGTGGTATTATGGCAAGAGTAGCGGCGGGTAAGATAACAGGAAAACCTAGAGAACGGCGAGGCAGACCACCGGCTGGCGTGGATCAGCCCTTAACTCGTAAGCAGGAACTTTTTGTAAAAGAACTGGTGAGTAAAGACGGGCAGATTACGTTACGCGAGGCGGCTATCAATGCTGGATACGCTGTAACGTCTGCACATAGCAGGGCTTATGAACTGACCAACCCGCATATATCGCCCCATGTCGTGGCGGCCATACAATCTTATCGGCGAGAGCTTGATGAAAAATATGGCATCACGTTTCACCGTCACGTCAGGGATTTGCAGAACATACGAGATTTGGCTTTGCAGAACGGGGCATATAGTGCCGCCGTGCAAGCTGAATACAGACGGGGACAAGCGCAGGGGGACATATACGTCAACAAATCAGAAATCCGTCATGGCTCTATCGACAGTATGAGCAAAGAGGATGTTTTGAAAGCGTTAGAGGAACTCAAGCAAAGTTATGCCCCAGTCACAATCAACGTCACGCCGGAAGATGAAAACCCCAGTAATCGCAACAAAGCGAGAAAGCGGCTTCTACAAACAAATAAAGGAAGCGGCACAGAGGTCGAAGCGGAAGTTACTACTGACGCGGATTGAGAATTATGTGGGAGCCGGAATACCAGACTTACTTATATGTGACGAGTTTGGTGTGTTTCATTTTGTGGAGCTTAAATTTCTGACAAGCAACGGGGTCACGTTACAGCCGTCACAAGTGGCGTGGTTGTCTCGTCATCAACATAGTCCGTCATGGATACTGATTAAGAAACAGAACAAACCGACAGATGAACCGGAAATGTTTTTGTATCCGGCTAGCGCGGCGGTTGATTTGAAAATGGACGGCTTACAATCCGTCGAGCCAATACACCATCAAAAAGGCAAATTTAACTGGGATGTGCTTTTCGACTTGATTTGTCCCACATAATCCTATATGTAAAGGCATCGTTAATTACTACGGGAGTTATGAACGATGACTGAAACAGCAGAACAGCGGATGTTAAAGGGATTGCGCCAGTTGATTGATTATAACTGGTGCAGTGAACAGCAACATTTTTATGACGAGGGTGAACCAGACAATCACGTTTTTCGGGTGTTGCAGGATTTGAATTTTTATTTAGAAGAAAGGGAGATTGCGAACTAATGTTTATATTTTCTATTATTGGCCGGTTATTATACGGGCCGGACTGGGAAAAACATACGCAAAAGCGGACGCGACATATAAGCCGCCGCCGTCGATAAAATTTTAAAAAATACTAGGCCCCGTCAATATATCTTGACGGGGCTTTGTTTATTCTATATATGGGACAAATCGCATTCAACTACGGGAAATAGAAAAATGCTTAAAACTGTTAAAAATTCAACTGCCAATAAAACGGCGGGCTTGGCCGTCACATATCGCGCCGGTAATGGTGAAAAGTTTGGAACCTGCCCCGCCGACTGCAAACTAAATGATAGCGGGCGCGGGTGCGGTGCCGGTCAAATAGATTTTGAATATTTGGACGCCGTGCTAGATGCCAAGCCGCGACGCGGGGAAAGCTTCACTTATTCACATTTTCACCCGTTATACTGGGCGCAAAAACTGGCCCCGAATAAAACGACAATAAATTATTCCGCCGATACTTTGGCCGAAGCCGTGGCAATATGTGCTAATAAAATCGCGCCGGTTGTTACAGTCGTTAAAAAATCATTTTGGAAAAATGGCAAGTTTGCGGTCATCACCCGTGACGATATACCGGCACCCGTTCGCGTCATTAGATGCCCCGCCGAATATCTGGATAATGTCGGGTGTGTTAATTGCGGCGGTAAAGACGGCCCCCTATGCGCTAGACTGGCCCGTGATTTTATCGTTGGATTTACTGGCCACGGCGTCAAAAAGAAAAAAATCGAAAACGGCGAACGCGGCGGGTGTTATGCGGCGGGCGGCAATGTTGCGTTGCATTGGACGGCCACGGCTGGCCAAAATCAAAACCAATCCGACGGGGACCGGTTGCGGGCTTTTGTCAAAACATTATCGCCACGGGCCATTATCCGGCACCATGTCGCGGGGGACATTGGGGCAGAATAGAAATTTTAAAAAATTCTAGTTGCATAATATCGCATAATCTGATATGAAAATGACCGGCGGCGCAATGATGCCCGCCGGTTTTTTAACTTTTACGGGAAATGAAAACATGACTCATACAATCGAAAACAACAAAAATTCGCTTCAAAACCTGCTTTTAAAGGTTCAGGATCAACATGCCCGCGCTGCCGATTATCTGGCACCGACGCATGATTTGCAAAAAATCACGTCGGACAATGGGCGGCCCCAAGTTGTGATAGAACAGCGCGGCGGCGAACCTACCAAAATTTTTGATATAAATGACGTTGCATTCGGTCAAATTGCCAGCCATGCCGATATTGACGCTAGAACGGCCCGCCGGTTGCAAGCCGAATATTCGCCGGAATTTGACGCGCTCATAAATGCAATCTGGCAAAAAAAGCCCGCCGTCCGGATGTTAAGAACGCACGCCGCCGAAATGGCCGCGGGCGATTATATGGGCGCGGCGGTATCCGACGGCTTATTGCGGGCTTTTGTTTCCGACAAGTTTAAGACGTTCGACAATATCAATTTATTGCAATCGGCGTTGCCGCAATTGATGGACAACCCCGCCGCCTTTCAGGTGGTAAATGCCGACGTGACCGACAAACGGCTTTATTTGCGGCTTAAATCGTTGGTTCAAACTGGCACGGGTGCAAACGTCGGGGACCATATGGCGAACGGTATCGGCTTGCAAAATTCGGAAGTTGGCGCGGGTTCGGTTTCGGTTTATCAAATCGCTTGGACACTGGCTTGTTTAAACGGTATGCAAACCCAAAATAAAACGCGGTCCAGCCATATCACGTCGGCCCGTGATACCGATGATTGGGGCTTGCTATCCGACGCCGCAAAAGATGCCGACAATAAAGCTCTAGAGCTTAAAATTAGGGACCTTGTCGGCGTCTATTCCAGCCGTGATGCATTTGACCAAGTTATTGAGCAAATGAAACAAGCCGCCGCCGACGTTATCGACGGCGTGGCCGTCGAGAAAACCGAAGTTGTGCAAAACTTGGGCCGCGTAATGCAATTAACCAAAAAAGAAACGTCCAGCGTTTTAGACGGGCTTTTGGATACAATCGGCCAATCTGGATATGAGCAGGGCCAGCCGATAAGCCGCGCCACGTTGGTCAATGCGGTGACAGCCGTGGCCAATAAAGCCGACGCCGACGATGTTGACGCGTGGCAATTACGGGGCGGGCAAGTTTTGAATATGAAACCCGCCGATTGGCAACGGGTTGCCGCCGTGGCCGCATAACCGGCCCCGCATATATTCCACACTGGCCCCGCCGTTTGGCGGGGCTTTTTTGTGGGGGCTTTACATATGGGACAAATCGCATATAATGGGCGGCGTTGGGGTTGCCACGGTGGCGGCCCCCGAATTACGGGAAACTAAAATTATGGAAAATTTAAACTTCGACAACGACGCAATCGTAGACCCGAAAGACGCCGAAATAGAACGGCTTCAACAACAGCTAGAACATGCCAACCGGCGCGACGCATTAAAAGCCGAACAGCTAGACCAACTGGGCGACGCGGTCATGGGTTTAATCGGTGACAAGGTCGAAGCCTTGGCCGAAAGCATAGCCGAAAGAGAAATTGAGCGGGCGTTGGATGATTACGAAATTGAAATCTGGGATCATCAGGACGCTATCGGGGAAATGATCGACGAACGGTTGCCGGAGGGGCTAGACGACGAAAGCCGCGCCGACGATTTGAAAGCCGCTGTGCGGGAAATACTGGCCGATGCCAACGTGAAATTGGAGCTTGAATAATGGCGGCCCCCGTTTGGTATGATTGCCAGCCGTGTGGCATTCGCTATGCCGATATCATTCACGACGATTGCCCGCGCTGCGGCAATCCGGAAACCACGCCGACACCGGCTGGCATGGTCATCCGGCTGGATGAAAAATTCGGAGAGCCGTCTTTTGCGGTGACTATCGACGCAATCGACGATTAAACGCCCCACAACGTCCACAACGCCCCCGCTGGTACTCACTAGCGGGGGTTTTCTTTTGCCCCGTCACTGGCCAGCGTTGCGCCATTAAACCAGTTAATCACGGCGGGCCATGCCCCGCGCCCATTGCCTCAAACATACCGGCCCGCCACCCGTGGCCAGTTGGCCGTGGCCACCGGCAACCGGCAACCGGCCCGCAATCGCCGCATCTGGACCGCTGGCCGTGGCCACCGGCAACCGGCCCGGCTGGCCCGCTGCTGGAAAAAAAGCCCGTGTTTCGCGGCCCGCTGCCCGTGGCTAGGGTCCCCCGGCTATCGGGTCAAAATCCGCAGAAATCCGCCATTTTTCCGCGATTTTCGCGCCGCCGCCCACGCGCTGGCTAGCGCTAGCTAGGGCCATGTTTCTCGCAAATATTTATGTGAAAAATGATATGAGTTGTTAACTGCCTAATTATTGTGCATATTTATGCGTATCTTTTGTGCAGTTAGGGGCCCCCTATGGATGTTTCAGATCAGGAGGCGAAACTTCGTCTTCGACTAGCTCAGATTGAACGTAATGAAGCTTGTCGTGATGACTTTTTGATCTTTGTAAAAAATATGTGGCCAGAGTTTATCGCTGGTCGTCACCATAAAATTATTGCCGATAAGCTGGAGCGTGTAGCCAGCGGTGAGTTAAAGCGTTTGATCATCAATATGGCCCCGCGTCATACGAAGTCCGAGTTCGCTTCGTTCTTGTTTCCTGCATGGATGATGGGTAAGAATCCAAAAATGAAGATCATTCAAGCAACGCATACCACGGAGCTTGCGGTCAATTTTGGACGAAAGACGAAGAACTTAATTGATAGTGACGATTACAAAGAAATATTTCCAGAAGTTCGTTTGGCTGCTGATAGTAAAGCATCGGGAAGATGGGACACCGCCTCTGGTGGTATGTACTATGCCGTTGGCGTCGGATCGAACTTGGCGGGACGCGGCGGTGATCTCGTAATCATTGATGACCCGCATTCTGAACAAACGGCGATGTCGGCGAATGGTTTTGACGATGCGTGGGATTGGTACACAGGGGGCCCCCGACAGAGACTCCAGCCGGGTGGGTCAATAGTTTTGGTTCAGACCCGGTGGTCCGAAAAGGACATGACGGGTCAACTGCTTCGTGCGATGGCTAAAGATCCTTTGGCGGACCAGTGGGAAGTTGTAGAACTTCCTGCCATTTTTGATGACGACACGCCGTGTTGGCCAGAGTTCTGGTCTATGGAGGATCTCACCGCGGTCCGCGCATCTATCCCGCCCAGCAAATGGAACGCGCAGTATCAGCAAAACCCGACGGGTGAAGAGAACGCGATTATCAGGAGAGAGTGGTGGCAGCGTTGGGACAAGAAGAACGTGCCTAACTTGGAGTTTGTTATACAGAGTTACGATACGGCGTTTAGTAAAAGAGAAACTTCAGACTTTTCTGCGATTACAACGTGGGGTGTGTTTCACCCGGAAGAGGCTGGGGGACCCCCGGCGTTGATACTTCTTGATAGCCAGAAGGGGCGTTGGGATTTTCCGGAACTGAAAGAGGTAGCGTTGGATCAGTATAAGTACTGGGACCCCGACACCGTCATCGTGGAAGCGAAGGCATCTGGTTTACCGTTGACGCATGAATTAAGAAACGCAGGAATACCTGTTGTTAACTTTACGCCGAGCAAAGGTAATGATAAGGTTACGCGAGTTCATTCTGTATCCCCGCTTTTTGAGGCGGGTATGGTCTGGGCACCGGATGAAGCGTTTGCAGACGAGTTGATTGAAGAGGTAGCCGCGTTTCCCAATGGTGAATACGATGACTTGGTAGATAGTATGACACAGGCTTTGATGAGATATCGTCAGGGTAATTTTGTACAACTGCCGTCAGACGACTGGGGCGATGAGGACAACGAGATAAGGGTTAGGGCTTATTACTGATGTCAGATAGTATCGTAGACTTGGGGGCCGCCGCTGTTGACTATGTAGGCGACAAAATATCAGACGCGTTTGATTACATGACAGGGGCCCCGAAAGCTTCTGCTAGCGGCGGTTATTACAAGAGTCTTGGTCCCGGTGCTCGTCAATACTTTTCCGGTCCCGGAGAGGAAGAGGGCGAGAGCTTTTTTGAATATCTGGGTTTTGAAGAGGGCGGCGTAGCCATCCCTCAAGAAGACATGGACGATTTTGTTGATTTCATTCAACGTAACCGGCCTTCTTACAAAGAGGGCGAAACTACAGAATATCGTGGTTTTGGCAGTTTGTTAGGTATGCAGCCAATAGATCCAAACGCAACGATTGTCATTGATGGTGTTCAACAACAAGTTGCGCCTCAAAAACCTGAGTTTGCCGGTCGAGCAGATCCTTTAGGTATAGGTGAATTTTTTAAGCCACAAGAAGAAGGTGGTTTTGCGGACCCTTACTTTCCACAGCGACCCATCGAAAAACAGGATTTTAGTGGCATCCGAGGATTTCAGATGGGCACACAGGTTAAGCTAAACGACAGAGATGACGCCGTAGGCACTAAGTTGATGCGGCAGGCAGGTATGCAGGCGTCTGCCAATCAGGTCATGGACAACCTAGACCCCAAGGTTTTAGCACAAATGTCTCGCATCTTGGGGCGGGACATTGGCTGAGAAAAAAACAGGACTGCCGGTAGACCCAACCTCTTCACTGGTTTCTCAGATAGCGTCACCTTTTATACCGGTTGAGTATGAAACTGTACGACCGTATGAAGTAAAATCCTCTCAAATAGATGACATGGGCGGATACACCGCTTACCGCGAAATACCCGGCGAGTACAAAATAACTGGTATCGGGACTCCGCCGATAGTGTCTGGTGGTATTGAGTTTTTCAAACAGTTTATAGACGAGCCGACAGAGACGGCTAGCGGTATAGCCACGGCTGTTGGGGAGGAGTTAAAAGAATACCCAGCCCGTCAGCTTCGCACCGCGCTGTCTGGTGGTGAGACATTTAATCCTGAAACAGGAGAAGTAGAGCGTTTCGATCCTTTTGGTGTACCGGCTACAGTGGGGGCGGGCACTGCGTTTAGTATAGCGCGGACGGCTAGCAAGGACGGGAGTGGGCCTGTTTTAGGCATCATGGCAGGCCGTATGGCAAAAGACGGACCCAGTAAGTTTAGTCAAGCACGTGCTTCAAAAAGTGACGGAAAATCTAGGCAAGAGATTTTCGATCTTCACCGAGCATACTTTGATGATGCTGTTTTAGGTCAGGACTCTGACGCTTTTCGTTTTGAGATACCTACCGCTAACTCTAAATTTAAAGAGGACGGCCCTGTTCAATTCATGAATGTTGAATATGGCCGTGGCTTGGCCATTGGTCTTACTGACGATTTCAGAGCAGTGCAGTTTACTAAAGATGGAGATTTAGTAAATTATAACCGTAAGTCTGCGGCAAAACTTTCTGATATTTTAGACTTTCCAGAACTTTATGAGCAATACCCTGATTTTAAGGATGTTGCGATAGTGAAGTTAATCCCAGAGGAAGGTGAGTTACCCTTTGGAGGACCTAGCGCTTTTTTTGCAGGTAGGGCAGAAAGCCCCCTTCGCGTTCCCACCATAGGTTTAAAAGAATCTCAGTCCTCTACTGAATTACAGTCTTCTTTGTTACATGAAATTCAGCACCTTGTTCAAACTAAAGAGGGATTACCGGGTGGAGCTAGCGGCCAATACATCATGGAGTTATTAGACGAAGAGCTAGGGGGAGGCGTAGATAAAAGCTTCCTTAAAAATGTGGCCTTGCCCGCGTATGAAGGTGTCTACGGAGAGACTGAAGCGCGTGTCGTACAGCGACGATTTGAACGTCCAGAAGAAGCCAAGTTAGATCCCGTTACAACTCGTCAAAAAGAAGCGCCAGAGGGTGACATTAGTATGACAGAGTATGAAGCTGTTGAAAATGCTGCTAATCTGGTGAGAGAGCTTTTAGAAGATGGTTATTATGAATACAAGGATGTTTATCCAGATGCTTTTAAGGCCAAAGGCGGCGTAATAACACTAGCTGACGTAGCGCGGAACACGGGCCGCGGCCCACGGGGCATTGCATCCCTTGCGTCAACAGCTAGGAATATGAACCGGCCTATGGTAAGTTAGGCCAAAGGAGATAGCTCATGGCTCGTGAACCGATAGCCGGGATGGTTGACAAAAACGTCCCCTCACAGTTGGACATGGAGGACTTGGCGGCTGAAGTAGAACTTGAGCTACCGGGTAGCATGGAGAACGTCGTTGCTTTTGAGGGCATGGCGGAGAACATGGACATTGAGATTACGCCGGATGAGGATGGCGGCATGACTGTGGACTTTGATCCGCAGGACCAGCGCGGCAAGAGCGATGATTTCTACATGAACTTGGCCGAGGAGATGCCGGACAGGGAGTTGTCTCGCATAGCCAGTGAGTTAATGGCTGAGTTTGATGCCAACAAATCAGGGCGACAGGAGTGGGAAGATGCTTACGCCAACGGTTTGGAGCTTCTTGGTTTCTCCTACGAGGAGAGGGCCCAGCCCTTCCGGGGAGCCTCCGGAGTCACGCATCCGTTGCTTGCCGAGGCGGCTACGCAATTTCAGGCACAGGCGTTCAATGAGTTGCTGCCAGCCAGCGGTCCCGTGCGAACTGCTGTACTTGGATCAGAAACAAGGGAAAAAGAACAGCAGGCCATCCGCGTAAAGCAGTTTATGAACTACTACATCACTAACGTGATGGAGGAATATACGCCTGAACTTGACCAGATGTTGTTCTTTTTGCCTCTGGCGGGGTCTACGTTCAAGAAAGTTTACTATGATGAGACAAAAGGGCGGGCGGTAAGTAAGTTTGTACCGGCAGAACACCTAGTTGTCCCATATGAAACGTCAGATTTAGAGACTTGTCCCAACATAACGCAGGTTATCCGCATGTCGTTGAACGATTTGCGGAAGAAACAGGTATCTGGTTTCTATCTGGACATGGATGTTTTGCCCGCGCAGGGTGAGTCGGGGTCCGTTGAGGACGAAATACAGCGCATTGACGGTGTTACACCTACTCAGATCGACTATGATTGCACTATTTTGGAGTGTCATGTCGATTTAGACCTTGAAGGATACGAAGATGAGGACGATGACGGTGAGTTAACCGGCATCAAGATACCATATGTTGTCACAATCAGTCAGGACAACGGGCAGATACTGTCAATTCGTCGAAATTATCGTGAAGATGACGAAGAAAAGCGTAAAATTCAGTATTTTGTGCATTATAAGTTCCTTCCGGGCTTTGGTTTTTACGGATTAGGGCTAATTCACACGATTGGCGGGCTGTCACGGACCGCCACAGCGGCACTGCGACAGTTGATCGACGCTGGTACGTTGTCCAACCTCCCTGCGGGCTTCAAAGCCCGCGGACTGCGGATCAGAGACGACGATGACCCGTTGCAGCCCGGTGAGTTTCGCGATGTGGATGCTCCCGGAGGGGCTATTCGTGACAGCCTGATGCCGCTGCCATTTAAGGGGCCTGATGCAACGCTGTTTAACCTGCTTGGGTTTGTGGTTCAGGCGGGTCAGCGCTTCGCGACGATTACGGATCTGAAGGTTGGAGACGGAAACCAGCAGGCTGCGGTGGGTACGACTATCGCGATGCTGGAACAGGGGTCTCGTGTGATGAGTGCGGTGCACAAGCGCCTGCACTACGCCATGCGGATTGAGTTCAAGATGCTGGCACGGGTCATGTCTGAGAGCCTGCCACAAGAATATCCGTACACTGTAGAGGGTGCAGAGTCTGCGGTGATGGCGAGTGATTTTGATGACCGGATTGATGTAATTCCGGTATCTGATCCCAATATGTTTAGTCAGGCGCAGCGGATTGCATTAGCGCAAACCAAGCTGCAACTGGCGGGGGCGGCCCCAGAGCTTCATAACATGTACGAGGTCTACAAGGACATGTATGAGGCTCTGGGTGTAAAAGACACTGACAGGATAATGAAGCGTATTCCTGACGAGGAGCCGGAACCGAAGGACCCGGCGCAGGAGAACATAGACGCTTTGGACATGGTGCCTTTGCAGGCGTTTGAAGGTCAGGAGCATGAGGCGCATATCATGGCGCACTTGGTGTTTGGGTCTACACCGATGGTAGGCGGGATGCCTGCTATTGCAATGGCTCTGCAAAAGCACGTCATGGAACATGTAAAGATTGCAGCGCGAGAACGTGCGGCGGTGCAGTTTATACAGCAAAGACAAGCTACGGGCGGTGCGGCTGCCACCGAAGAAGAGATGCTGGCCATTGAGGGCCTGACGGCGCAGTTTGTTGCCGAGGGTATGCAGATGGTCAAGCAGATGTCTCAGCAGGTATCTGGTCAGGGTCCAGATCCGCTGGTACAACTCAAGGAGCAGGAGCTACAGATTAGAGCGCAGGCAGAACAGTCCGATGCTCAGAACGAAGCGGCCAAGCTCAATCTTGACGCACAGAACCAGCAGATGCGGGCATCACAATTCCAGCAGAAACTGGCCAGTCAGGAAAAACAGACCCAAGCACGTATTCAGTCTGCGATGGAGAGAGAACTACTTAAAAAACAATAGCTTGGGGGCTAAATGGAACCAATCAGTGCGGCGTTAGCAGGATTTGCATTATTTAAAACTGCGGTCGATGGCATCAAAACTGCTATCGGAACCGCTAATGACGTGTCCGATATAGCGGGATATTTGGATAACCTGTTTGAGGGTGAAAAGCAGGTACAGCAGGAACGCAATAAAAAGTCTGGCATGGGTTTAGGCGACCAGTTTGGCGTTAAAACTGTGGCGGCAGAGATCATAAATGCCAAATTAGCTCAAGAACAGATGAGAGAAATCGCCACTATGGTGGACCTTCGTTTTGGTCACGGGACGTGGAAAAGCATAGTTGACGAGCGGGCCAGACGTATTCAAGCTGCGAAAGAAGCGGAGGCGGAAGCTAAACGAAAGAAGTTGCAGGAACAAAAGAAATTTGACGATACCGTGAATCAGGTTGTCATGGCTGGGGCAGTTATACTGATGACGTTGTTGTTTGTTGTTCTAATGTTTAAGGTGTTGTTATGAGTCAGAAAAAATTACAAAAAGAGTCCATTTATGCTGAATATGATGAGGATGGTGACGGGATTGTTAGTGACGAAGAGTTGAGTCACATTAAAGAGATAAAAAAGACGGAAACAGAGCTTCGTAAGAACGTGGCTCAGTTACGCATGGCTAGATACACCTTGATATTTATGGGATGTTATGCTGTGTTTCTAGCATCACCGTGGTGCTCTGCGGAAAAACTTGAGGGTCTAGGTGCAGTCACCGACCTCATATTTTTGAGTGGGGCTGGCATTGTCGGCGCGTACATGGGCACTACGGCGTGGATGTCGAAGAAATAACAGAGTAGGTCTATGGAAAACATTATAATAGCTGCGATATTGGCAGCGATGATACACGGTCATGTTACAGGCGGCGAGAAACAAGAGGCTGTAAAAGATGATATAAACTGGGAGCTTGCTGGTAATTTCAGAACTGAGAGCACCCCTAACACCGTTCAGTGGGTGATTATCACGGATGAATGAAGTTCATCATACGGTCGAAACCTTTTTCATCATGGTTATTAGCATGTGGGGTTTTGACGGTAATGATTGGCAATATATAGGCAATCAGATTTCTTTACAGCAGCCTATGACGCAAGCTCAGTGTGAATATTTGATAGATGAGGATATGTGGCAGGTTAGTTACCAGAACCACTATTATCGCCTGATGGCGCACTGTTTTCCTGCGGAATGTGCGGAAGAGGGTAAGTGTAAATAATGCCAAAACTAAGTGAAAACACTGAATTATCAATGCCTATACGCAATTTGATTGCACTGCTTGTGGCGGCAACGGTGGGGACATGGGCATATTTTGGAGTTATTGAGCGGCTAAACACTATTGAAAACAAAATAATTTTGATGGAAACAGATTTGGGAATGAATACGGAGTTTCGTATCAAATGGCCGCGAGGCGAGATGGGTAGTTTGCCAGCCGACTCAGAACAGTTTATGATGATCGAACATTTGGCTAGTGAGTTAGAAAAACTGGCAGAAAATATTGAAAGCGGTAATGCCCCACATGACCAGCAACAGAAACTGGTCTTGGAGTTTTATGACAGGCGGTTGACAAAGATTGAGGACAACATAGAAAAGTTGACCAACAAATGATTGAGATGACCTTTGTTTTGTTGTTGATGATAGGTGAGGAGCGGGTTGAATATACGCCTTATAAGAACCTGTCTGAGTGTCTAAACATACGACGTAAGATAAAACGAAACGTGGGACACACTACGGACTTTGACAAAAAGTGGTCATGTAAACAATTAAAGGTCAGGCTTCAGGCTGGCGAGATTTTAGAAATCTTGGAGGACGAATGATACAGGCACTTCTTGGTCCAATCTCCTCTCTGGCAGGCACATGGCTAGAGGGTAAGGTTGAAGAGAAAAAAGCGGTAGCAGGCGCAAAAGTGGCGAAGGCTAAAGCTGAAGCGGTCATAATGGAGAAGAAAGCCACGGGTGAGATCGACTGGGATCTCAAGATGGCTGATGCCTCTGCACATAGCTGGAAAGATGAATGGCTTACAATTTTGTTCTCGATTCCGCTCATTTTGAGCTTCTGCGGAGATTGGGGCAGAGAGATTGTATCAAACGGTTTTCAGGCTCTTGAGGCCATGCCGCAATACTATCAATACACGCTTGGAGTTATCGTGAGCGCCAGTTTTGGAACACGCGCAGCCACGAAGTTTTTTGGAAAGAAATAAGCATGAACAAAGACAAATTACGCGAAGAAATCGCTGAAGATGAAGGGTGCAAATACGAGATCTATTTGGACCATTTAGCTCTGCCGACGTGTGGTGTGGGCCATTTAATCACTGAAAGTGATGAAGAGTATGGCAAGCCCGTTGGCACAATCGTTGAACAAGAGCGAGTGAGAAACTTGTTCGCGTTGGACATAGCGGTAACTCTTGATGAGTGCAAGGTTTTGTATCCTGACTTTGATGATTTGCCGGAAGAATGTCAGCACATCATTGCAAACATGATGTTCAATATGGGCAGACCCAGACTCAGCAAGTTCAAGGGCATGAAAGCTGGTGTGGACGCTAGAGATTGGAGCGCCGCAGCAGACGAAATGGTTGACTCTAAGTGGTACACTCAGGTGCCAAACCGTGCACGGCGTTTGGTCGATAGAATGAGAGCTCTTGCAGAAACAGACTGATGTGTTATAAGAACACATAAGACTTAATGCGGAGTTATCAGAGTGGATGAGGTTTACTTTGCGGAAGCCGTTTTTCGCATAATAAAAGAGCGGCGGCAGGCTATTTACGATTTGTTGATTTATGACAACGTGAATAGTTTAGAGCAATATCGTGAGCTCATGGGCAACTTAAAAGCCCTAGATCATGTGGAACAGGAACTCAAGAGCCTGCTAGATAAACAGGAGCAAAGCAATGGTTGACTTGGAAGCCGCATCAGAGGGTGTGGCAAATCTCGCAGAAGCTTACAAAGAGCCAAGCGATAGAGTATTAGACCCCGAAGCTATTGGGGGTTCTCTCCTAGAAAGAATGCCAGACCCGACAGGGTGGAGGATTTTGGTCTTGCCGTATAGGGGTAAGGGTAAAACCGACGGCGGCATTTATCTACCAGATACAGTGGTTCAAGAACAAACCGTATCTACACAGGTAGGTTACGTCCTAAAGGTAGGATCTTTGGCCTATAAGGACGCAGAAAAGTTTCCCACAGGATCTTGGTGTGAACAGGGTGATTGGGTGATGTTCGCTCGTTACTCAGGATCACGCTTTAAAATCGACGGTGGGGAAGTTCGTATTCTCAATGATGATGAGATACTGGCAAAAATAAAAGAACCCGAAGATATACTTCATTTCTAGGAGCTATAAATGGCAGAAGAAAAGCAACAGATTGAGTTAGATCTGGAAGATGAACAAGATACTGAAGTTGAGCTTGAGGCCACGAAAGAAGAAGAGCCGCAAGCAGAGGCTGCAACAGAGGATCAGTTTGAAAAAGCTGAGACCAATACTCAAAAACGTATTGATCGTTTGACAAAGAAAATGCGTGAAGCAGAGCGTCAGAAAGAAGAAGCTCTTCGGTACGCACAAGGTGTTCAGGCAGAGGCCGCACAGCTTAAAGAACGCATGAACGCGATGGATACGAATTATGTTAACGAATACAGCAATCGTGTTACCAGCGAGATGGGCACTGCCGAAGGTGAACTGGCTCGTGCTATTGAAATAGGTGACACAAACGGTGTTGTGGAAGCGCAGCGTAAGATTACTAGGCTTGCAATAGAGAACGACAGAGCCGAGCAGGCAAAGGCTCAACAGCAGCGTTACGCACAGCAAACGCAGGCTCAAGCACAGGCTCAAGTTCAACAGCCCATGCCGCAGCAACAGCCACGTCGTCCTGACCCAAAAGCAGAAAGCTGGGCACAACGGAACGAGTGGTTTGGCACGGATGAGGCCATGACATATGCCGCTTTTGGTGTTCACAAAAAACTTGTCGAAAATGAAGGGTTTGACCCGCAGAGCGATGAGTACTATAGTGAGTTAGACAAGCGTATGCAGAACGAGTTTCCGCATAAGCTTAAAAACGGGGAAAGCAGACGGCCCGCTCAGACGGTTGCTTCCGTATCCCGGTCATCTTCTGGGCGCAGTAGTGGGAAAAAGGTTAGACTCACCCCTAGCCAAGTCGCAATAGCGAAGAAATTGGGTGTGCCGCTTGAAGAATACGCGAAATACGTGAAGGAGTAAGTTGATGTCAGAAGAACAAAAAGAAATGTTTGAAGGCGGAATTAAACGTACTTCTCGCGCAAACCAAACTAGGGAGAAGACGGCGCAGCGTAAGCCGTGGGCTCCCCCGTCTATGTTGGACGCACCGCCTGCACCGGATGGTTATAAGCATCGTTGGATCAGGGCTGAAACCCGTGGTTTTGACGATACTAAAAACATCAGCGCAAAGATGCGCGAGGGTTATGAGCTTGTCCGTAGGGATGAGTATCCTGACTTTGAGGCCCCGGTAATCGACTCAGGTAAATATGAAGGTGTGTTTGGAGTAGGTGGTTTGATTCTCGCTCGTATTCCAGATGAAACTGTGGCGGAAAGGACAGCATATTTCAACTCAAGAAGTGCTGACCAGATGCAGGCGGTGGACTCTGATATGATGAGAGAGAATGCACATTCGACTATGACGATCAATAAACCAGATCGTCAATCTCGTGTAACTTTTGGTGGTCCTCAGAAATGATGGCTACCTCTTTGTCAAATAGGAGTCTCTAATGGCAAACACACTTACTGGTGGTTTTGGCCTTCGTCCTATTGGTAAAACGGGCGGTAATCCTAATAACAACGCTACGACGATGTATGAGATTGCCAACAACTACACTACTGCTATCTATAATGGTGGAATTGTTATTCCATTGGCCTCTGGAACTATTGCGATTTCTGATCAAGCTGTAGCTCCTTTGGGTGTTTTAGGTGGCGTTGAGTACGTTGACTCCGTAACCGGTAAGACTACCCACCTTAATTATTGGCCGGGTTCAAATGCTGTAAGCGTTAACACGAACCATCCTGTCAAAGCTTATGTGTATGATGATCCAATGCAGCTATATGTTGTAGTGGCAGATGGCACAAATACCGACCGGGCAACTGCCTTGGCGGATGTTTTTGCTAACTGTGACATGGCGAGTGTTAACAACGGTAGCACAAATACAGGTAAGTCTTCTGACATGCTTGATATCAGCACCGCTGCGACAACCGCAGGCTTGGATGTTCGTATTGTCGGCCTCTACGAAGAGGAAGGCAACACAGACTATTCAGCCGTTGGTCATCAGTACATCGTTCGTTTGAACGCACCTTTCAACTCAGGCTTTGCTGCTGCCGTAGGCACCGCAGCGAACACCGGCATATAGGAGGCTAGGAAATGGCTATTTCAAGAGCACAACTAGCTAAAGAGCTAGAACCCGGTCTAAATGCACTTTTTGGGCTTGAGTATGATCGTTATGAAAACGAACATGCTGAGATCTTTGCAGAAGAGTCTTCAGATCGTTCCTTTGAAGAAGAAGTGATGCTTGGGGGTTTCTCAACAGCACCGACTAAAGAAGAAGGCGCAGCCATCTCTTTTGACGATGCTCAAGAGACATTCACAGCACGGTACACACACGAGACAATCGCTTTGGCGTTCTCAATTACTGAGGAAGCCATTGAGGATAATCTGTATGACCGTCTGGCATCTCGCTACACCAAGGCTCTGGCCCGTTCAATGGCTCAGACCAAGCAGATTAAAGCTGCGGCTATTCTGAACAATGCGTTCAGCACAGGCGCTTCTGCAATCGGCGATGGTGCAGCACTTTGCTCTTCATCACACCCATCTCTCTCAGGTAACCAGCGTAACTTGCTGTCAACCGCTGCTGACTTGAATGAAACTTCACTTGAGCAGATGTTGATTGATATCGCCGGTTTGACTGATGAGCGTGGTCTCAAGATTGCAGTTCGTGGAATGAAGCTTATCATTCCAAAAGAGTTGCAGTTCATTGCAGAGCGTGTGATTAACTCAAACTTGCGTTCAGCAACGGCTGATAACGACGCAAACGCTATCAAGAACATGGGTATGCTGCCTGAAGGTGCAGTCGTAAACCACTTCTTGACAGATACGGATGCGTTCTTCATCAAGACCGATGCTCCAAACGGTTTCAAATACTTCAACCGTTCTCCAATCAAAACTGCAATGGAAGGTGACTTTGACACCGGCAACATGCGGTTTAAGGCCCGTGAGCGTTACAGCTTCGGTGTTTCTGATTGGCGTTGTGTGTTTGGTACACCGGGCGCAGCGTAACAACCTCTTTTCCCGTAGAGGTTTTAAAAGGGCGGCTTCACAGTCGCCCTTTTTTGTTGTATGGTTATTTTATCCTGACAGCCCACAGGGGGCTGACACTAGCCAAGACAGGAGAAACTCATGGCTACAACTACTTTTTCGGGCTCCGTCCGTTCAAAAGCAGGTTTTAAAGTAATTAACGAGGGCTCCGGCACTGGTGCGATTACAGAAACAGGCTTTTCTGTAAATTCAACAGGTCAGTTGATTTCTTTAGGAACAAGAAAAATCCAAACTTTTGTAGGATCGCTGGCAGGCACAGACACCAGTTCAGCGTATGCCGACGGTGATGTTCTTGTTGAGTTGGGAACTCTTAACACAGATCACCCAGATGCATTGGTAACAGCGTCAAAGTTTTTCATTCACAAAGCTGTGATTGGTATCACCACCGCTGCTGGCCAAACTTTGGCCGGATCTTTGCAGTTGAGTGCTACGAGTGGCACCGCAACTAACGCAGCGGTTTCGTCTGGCACAGAGATTGTTGGAGCAGGTGTAGCAGCCTTTTCACCAACATTATCTGCGGCATTGTCCATAACTGAGATTGATATTAATTTCAATAACTCAGCCGGTAATTATCATGTGTTTGAACCAAATGTTACTGCTCCGATTGCAAGCACTCATTTGTATGCTGCGGCCACAACCACGCTAAACGCAGACGCAACAGCAGGCAGATTTACGGTTGAACTAGAATACTCTGTATTCTAATGAACGAGGGGGTTCACGCCCCCTCCTTTCATAAAGGAGTTTTAAATGTCAACCACAGTTGTAACTGCAAAATTCATAAGCGATGAGAACGCTTCTGATGATGACCGCATTGTTACTGCGGCGCGGCCAGATACTTCAGCCACACTTGCCAATACAACCTTCGCTGGCGGGGGTGCTAGAAACATCATTGTGACCACGACAGGCACGGGTGATAACGGCAAAACCACCACGATTACTGGCACAGATGTCTTTGGGGATACCCTAACAGAAACCATCACCTCAACGGGTAGCGCAGAGGCGGTAGCCGGTGAGAAGCTGTTTTTGACTGTTACCGCGGTAGAGTGTTCTGCCAAGTATGCAGCCAATATTAAAGTTGGCTCTGGAGATCTTTGTGCAGAGGCCATCCAAGGCAACAATCGCATTCGTCTGAAAGGTTTTTCTATCGTTTCTGGGGGCACGGCGGGTGTCGTGGACTTCTTTAACGGAACACCAGAATCTGGCACTGCGTTGTTTAAGTCGCGAACTATTGGCACGGATAATACTACCGTAGATAGGACAATACCTGACCAAGGGGTTTTGTTTGATAACGGTATGTCCGTTAAATACACCATAGCCACCATTGATATGATGACTTTCTTCCATGGCTAGGAAGAAGGACAAGCAGCCGCCTAAAACTAAAAAGTATTTCCGTTCCACAAAGTCTGGTGCGGGAATGACAAAAGCCGGTGTGGAGCGTTATCGCAGAGAAAACCCCGGCAGTAAGTTGAAGACGGCTGTCACCGGCAAGGTGAAAAAGGGCAGTAAGGATGCAAAGCGGCGCAAGTCATTTTGCGCTAGATCTGCTGGGCAGATGAAGAAATTTCCGAAGGCGGCTAAGAATCCAAATAGTCGTCTGCGGCAAGCTAGAAGAAGGTGGAAGTGCTAATGAAGGCCGACGACGTACTTAAACTTTTGGAAAAGCACGAAGAGGAGTGCAATGGCCGGTATGCTCAGATACAGAAACAACTAGATAAGTTGGATCAAAGGCTTTGGGGCATAGCCGGATTAATTGTTGCAGCCGCAGTCGTGCAGAAAGTGTTTTAGATGACCAGTGCAGTAAGAATAGGGGCCGCGGCCTGTCCTGTGCCGAAACGCGCTACAAATGGCGCTGTTCGCATGAAAAAAGGAGGGAAGGTGAAAAGTGGTGGTAAGATTTGCCCCGAAGGCAAGGCTTGGGCTAAACGCACCTTTGACACGTACCCGTCAGCGTATGCAAACTTGGCCGCTTCAAAATACTGTAAAGACCCAAACTACGCCAAAAAGTCAAAAGGTGGCAAAAGAAAGGGTAAGTAATGGGCCAGCTAAAACAGTGGTTGAAACAAGATTGGGTAAGGATTGGATCTGATGGCTCTATCAAAGGCCCATGTGGTACTTCAAAAGATAAGAAAAACCCTGATCGTTGCTTGCCTAGATCTAAAGCTAATAGTTTATCCAAAAGTGAACGCGCTACGACAGCGCGTAAAAAGAAAAAAGCAGGCGCTAAAGGAAAGACTACAGTCGCTAATACAAAAGCTGCAAAGGTAACAGGTTTAAAGAATGGTGGGGCCGTGACAAAGCCCAAACGACCATTTAAAGGTAAAAGAATTGCGGGGACCGCAGTAGCACGAGGTTGTGGTGCTGTAATGGCTAACCGTAGGAAAAGAACCAAGGGTTCTGTAAGCCAAGCATAGGAGCGAAAAATGGCAAAAGAATTTATGACAATGGATGAATATGCATCTAGCCTTGTAGGTAACGTAGCACCTACCATGAAGAAAAAAGGCATGGCCAAGGGCGGTAAAGTCCAAAAGATGGCTGCCGGTGGACCTGCGAAGAAGAAGGGCTATGCTAAAGGCGGTAAAGTCCAAAAGATGGCCAACGGCGGCATGATGAAGAAAAAAGGTTACGCTAAAGGTGGCAAGGTTCAAAAGATGGCCAACGGCGGCATGATGAAGAAGAAGGGTATGGCCAAGGGCGGCAAGGTATAAGACCTTGCCCTACCTTCAAAGTAATATTCCGCACTTCAAGTGTTGGGTGCGGAGAGAGTATACGTGTAACCATTCTGATTATCATGGCGAGTTTCTTCACGCCATGGCGATTGCGGTTACTACGATGCCCAGCCGGTGTTTAAGTTTTCAGATGATATTCACCGGCTGTGAGACCGACGGCACAGAGGAGCAGAATGTGCACGGGGGAGCGATGTGGGCCAGAATGCCTATAACTGCACTTGTCGGAGACACGCCTTTTGAAGAATGGCCAGAACCTATGCCTGTCCATTTGGCGCAACCTTGGGACTGCATGTCCCATACACACGCAGTTTATCGTTTAGATCGTGCTCATCCGTGCCCTTGGATAGCCAAAATAGGGCCTGAGTTTTATCCGGCCAAATACTATTTTACGGTGGACTATACGGAGAGTGAGATCGCTGATGACCCGGCGCAGCATAAGCAGAGTCACGTTTTAGAGCTTTTGGATGCTGGTCCGTACACGGGTAACATTGTTGCTTTGCCTAATAATCGTGTCCGAGTTACACACCCTGCATGGTTTGAGACCGGACAAGGTGCGCCTGATTTCTTACCGTCTCAGCATATACACTATTCAAAATCAGATTTAGACTATACAATGGACGTAAATCAGATATTCGACAATCTATATGCGAAAGATAAGTAATGGCTGTTTCTGGAAGCGTAAACTTTGAATTAGACGTATCAGATTATGTGGAAGAGGCTTTTGAGCGTTGCGGCTTAGAAGTTAGAACAGGGTATGACCTTGTAACTGCCAGAAGATCTTTGAATATAATGCTGGCAGAGTGGGCTAACCGTGGTCTTAATCAGTGGACAATTACACAGCGCACACAAGCTTTGACCTCTGGGACAAGAACATATGCTTTATCAGCAGATGTAATTGATATACTAAGCGCTGTAGTGACTCGCAGTAGCACCGACTTTTCTTTAACAAGGGTCAGTCGTGACGATGATCTAAACATCCCAAACAAAGCTACTACTGGTAGACCCACGCAGTTTTTCTTGGATAGACAAGTAACACCAAGTCTACGTTTATGGCCGACCCCAGAAAATAGCACGGATGTTGTTGTTTATAACGCTTTGACACGCATAGATGATGCAGACACAGCCATAAACACATTAGATGTACCTTTTAGATTTTATCCCTGTTTGGCTGCCGGTCTGGCTTATTACCTATCTATTAAAAGAGCTCCTAATCGAACTCAAATGCTTAAAGCCATGTACGAGGAAGAGTTTGAAAGAGCTATGGGTGAGGATAGAGACCGGTCTAGCTTTACGGTAACGCCAGAGTACGCATACTTTAGGACAAACTAATGCCTAGATACGCTACAGGAAAAAATTCTTACGCTATTTCAGATAGATCTGGGATGAAGTATCGTTATAAAGACATGCGTAAAGAATGGAATGGGGCGTTAGTTGGAAAAGATGAGTTTGAAAGAAAACATCCTCAATTAGGTCCATTCAGAAAAATATATGACCCACAAACTTTAAAAGAAGCACGTCCTGACACTAATAATATTTTTAACACGACAGTAAAATTCCCTATATTTAGTACTGTAGATATAGAGTACAAACGAGTACCACAAGCAGAGGCTGTATTGGGAACTGTGACAGTGAGCGTAACATGAGCTTTACATACACTACATTAAAGTCTGCGATAAAAGACTATACAGAAAACCAAGAGACTACTTTTGTCTCTCACCTTGTTGATTTTATTAAAGCAGCCGAAGAACGTATATTTAAAAGCGTTGATTTGGAATTTTTTCGTAAAAATGCGACTGGAACCACAACTTCCGGAAACCAGTTTTTAGCGGTGCCCGATGACTATTTGGCTTCGTTCAGTTTATCCTTAGAAAGCTCTAGTAATAAAACCTTTTTGTTAATCAAAGATGTTAACTTCTTACAGGAGTATAATCCAAATTCAGCTACCACCGGTCTTCCTAAATATTATGGTGTGTACGATTATCAAAATTTTTTATTAGCTCCCACTCCAGATGCTGATTACACAGCGGAGCTTCATTACTATTATAGGCCAACAAGTTTAACTCAAAGTCAGTTTTTACTAACGGTTAGCAGCGTAAGCGGGACTTTTGTAGCGGGAGAAACAATTACGGGTGGGACCAGCGGTGCAAATACAACAATAGCGTCTATTGCTAGCGCTACGACTTTTAACATTGTTATACCAAGCACAGATTTAACTGTGGGAGAAACAGTCACTGGGGCAACCAGTGGGGCTACGGGAACGGTAGTTTCTACTTCGGCAGACGCTACTACGACCTTTTTAAGTGTTAATGCCCCTAACGCTTTACTATATGGCAGTTTGATTGAAGCATATACTTATATGAAGGGTGAAGCTGACGTTATGAAAATGTACAGTGAGCGCTTTGTAGAGTCTTTGGTTAGATTGAAGGATCTTGGGGAAGCTAGAGAAAACGATGATGCAAACAGACAGGGGCTACCAAGAAGGGCCCGTACATGAAAGTTGCCATCGTTGGCTTGGGCGGCAGTTATGCCGACTACATAGCCGCAAGAGTTGCCTCGCAAACTTTTGATGAAGTTTGGGGAATTAATTGTATCGGAGGTATTATACACGTCGATAAGACGTTTATGATGGACCCCGTTTCTCGTTTTTTAGATACTGAAAACGCTGGTTCTCAAACCGGAATAGCTAGAGAGTTTTTACGTAAAAATAAAAACCCAATATACTCGTGCCAAGAACATAGTGATTTTCCAGCCATAAAACTCTACCCGCTTGAAAAAGTTGTAAAATCAACAGGTTACTGTTACTTTAACAATACAGTGGCCTACGCGGTAGCATATGCTATTTGGAAAAAAGCAACAAAGATTTGTCTGTACGGTATTGATTTTACATATAAAAACGTAAACATGGCTGAGTCAGGAAGAGCTTGTGTAGAGTTTTGGTGTGCTATTGCCGCGTCAAAAGGCATAAAACTGGAGATAGCTCACCGTTCCGGGTTGTTAGACACAAATGTCCCAGATAATGAAAAACTTTATGGCTACCATAGGTTAGATGACCCTCTAGTTCAAACAATCGAAGGGGGCAACATATTAATAACAAAGCAGTCTGATATAAGACCGCCAGAACCGGTAGAATCAAATCCGGTTATTTTTGGGAGACATGATCATGTTTGAGCTTAACGTAGCATCCGTAGGGTCTGTTAAGATAGTATCCTCTGATAACGGTGGCTTATCTAACGACCAAATAGCTGATATGGCAGCCGATAAGATAATATATATATCCGATGAAGCCCCTGAACCAATTAGATTGCAGGCAGAAGCTTTTAAGGATCGTGTTAGAAATTTAGTGCAATATTATGTAGAGTTGGCTAGAAAAGAAGAACGTGCTACAATTTGTGCGAAGGTCCGTGAAGCGGGTCAACATCAACTAGCTGACGCTATAGGGAGACTATGATGGCAATAGCACAAGCAATGTGTACCGCATTCAAACAAGAGTTGATGTTGGGCACACACAATTTCGCAACAAACGGCAACGCCTTTAAACTGGCTTTATACGCAGAAGGCAGTGGCGGAAAGTCTAGCACTACTGCTACTTTGGGGGCGACAACCACTGCATTTACCACAACAGGAGAGGTGGCTTCCAGTGGCACATATGCAACAGGTGGTGGCACACTTACAAAAGTTGCGCCAACTACTTCCGGCACCACTGCGTTTACCGATTTTGCGGATCTTAGCTTTACCACAGCAACGATCACTGCAATGGGCGCTTTGATATACAATAGCACCAACAGCAATAAAGCTGTGGCTGTGTTGGATTTTACATCTAACAAAACCTCAACTTCCGGCACCTTTACCATTCAGTTTCCAACAGCCGATGCAAGCAACGCTATTATTCGTATAGCGTAACGGAGTGACACGGTGACTATATCGGGATGGGGTAGAGGCACTTGGGGCGAAGGTGCTTGGAACCAAGCCATACCCATCTCTGTCACGGGTGTGTCGGCTACAGCCTCCGCTGGCACTGTAACACCAGTAGGATCTGCTCTGCACGCACCCACGGGAGTCGCAGCCACCGGAGCCGTAGGAAACCCAGCCTTAACAGGTACAGCCCTTTTTTCAATCACAGGTGTAGCAGGAACTTCTGCTCTTGGCGATGAACAGACCAACGCCGGAGCAAGGGTGATAGGTGTTGGTGCTGTAGCCACCGTAAGTCTGGGTGAGGAGGGCGTTAGTGGAGCTTCACTTTTGTCCCTTACAGGGGTAGAAGGAACGGCTGCACTAAGCACCGGAACGGTTACTTTCCCACTATCAATAGGAGTTTTTCCAACAGGGGTTACAGCGACAGGAAATACTGGTATAGTCCTTATTTATACAGAGATTGTAGCAGCGCAAACTCCAAATTGGGGTGTTGTAACAGGGGCTACGACAAATTGGGGCGACGTAGCGCCGTCACAGACGCCCTCTTGGACGGATCAGGCAGCATAGGAGCAGTATATGGCAAGCTCGTTTAGTACAAACCTTGGCATAGAAAAACCAGCTACAGGTGAACTTTCTGGTAGTTGGGGTGACGTTACCAACTTTAACTTTGATATATTTGATAGAATAACTGGTGCCACAGATCTAACCGCTTCAGATCTTACAACAGATCTAACTATAAGATTAGGCTCTCCAACCTCTGGATCTAGTAATGTTCAGACCGGAATGTTTTCTGTAATTAATCTGAAAGACAGCGGCTCTGATCTTGGTGGCACAAATGTTGTAACAATCGCTCCAAATACAGCAACAAAGTTTTTCATTATAAAAAATTCTTTGTCTGGTAGCCGAGCAGCTACTATAAAACAAGGAACAGGAGCTACAGTGTCTATACCAAACGGTACATCTGACATTGTGTTCTGTGATGGTGCAGGATCAGGGGCGGCAGTCACTGGACTTGCTACATCTTTTAACGTAGGTAGTAGTGCAGAGGTCGCTGGTACAGCTACTGCTTTAGCCATAGCTTTAGGATAGGAGTTAAAAATGGCAAATGATGCTTCCGCAACAATACAGGCGACAGTTTTGCCAGACGAGATTGCTAAGACCTTTTCGGCAAGTATGACTGTCACTCCTGATGACGCCAACGATAAGTGGTATTACAAAAAGACTAGCGTCTCTAACTCAAGCACAGACTTAATCGCTGGTAATTATACAGATTACACCGCAGTTGACGATGACACGGCACCTACTGCCGTTGCTACAGGTGACAAAGTAAAGTTTTTGTTCATAAAAAACGTCGACACCAACAGCCGCAGCATTTACATAGTCTTGGACGCAGGCACCGCATCTTCTAGTGCAACTGACGGTATTACGATTGGCCCAAGTGAAGCTTTCGTGGCCAGACTGCCAAACACAACTGTAGCGGATATACACGCTATCTCATCTGCATCAACAGCCGAAGTCATAGTATGTGCTTTACTAGATGATGTAGCGTAGGAGTAGAACATGGCTAATACCTTTAAAAATAAGGTGTTCAACGGTGGATCAGCCAGTGCCAACTCAGACATGGCTGTTTACACCGTGCCAAGTTCTACCACTACCGTTGTTATTGGTCTGACTCTGGCGAACACCTCATCTTCTCAAATCACCGCTGACATAAAGCTAAACGCTGGCGATATGGTGTTTCTGGCAAAAGACATACCGATTCCTTCGGCATCTAGTTTTGAATATATGGCAGGCAACAAGATTGTCATGGAGACAGGGCATAGCTTGATTGTGCAAAGCGACACGGCAAACAGCTTGGATACTGTAGCGAGTATAATGGAGATCACCTGATGCCTTTTCTTGGTAATCCAGTAGTATCTAGTTTTCAGGCCAGACCTACAAGGCAGGAGTTTAGTGGTGATGGAAGCACCACTACATTTACTCTCAACCAGACGGTTCGTGCAGAAGATATAGTCGTTTCCGTAGATGGGGTGGTTCAAGAGCCTACTGGTTCGTATACCGTACCTGATGGCACTACTTTAACTTTTAGTGCCGCGCCATCAAGTAATTCTGGCAACAACATCTTTGTTATGTACATGGGTGTGTCTTCTGGGTCTATTTCACCTGCCGCAGAAAATAGAGGCAACTTTAAGTCTGGCGGTATCTTCCGCACAAATAATCAAAGCCTGACTGTAGACACCACTATCCTAGCCACAGAGAACGCCAACGTAACTGGTCCGTTTACTGTGGCTAGTGGTGTTACATTAACCGTTGAAAGCGGTGGGACATTGGTGACGCTATGAGTACATTAAAAGCAGATACCATTCAGAGTACAGGCGGTGGTGCGGCTACGCTGACTAAGCAGAGTGCGGCAAAAGCGTGGAATCATTTTGATGGTACAGGTACTGTTGCTATAGATAATTCGTTCAACGTCAGTTCTTTAGTAGATTCCTCTACAGGTCAATATGCTAGTGCTTTCACTAATAATATGTCATCAACACAATACCCAAACACAGGTCATTCAAGGCATGATGGTGGTGTTAATGCTTTGTTTTCTACCTCTAACAAAGACCTTTATCCACCAATTACAAGCAGTTGCGGAATAGATAGTTTTTCTTCTGATGGAAATCAAACAGGTACAGATAGTGACCAGATGTCACAAGTTATTCACGGAGACCTAGCATGAGTGAGATATTAGTAAACAAACTCACTGGCAAGACCACTGCTAAGACTGTCACCGTGACTGTTGGTGCTAGTGCCACGCAATCTTTGGAACAGGGGTTGGCAAAGGCGTGGAATATAGCAAGCAACAGTGCTTCACTTATTGATTCGCTTAACACATCATCTGGAACAGATAATGGTACAGGAGACTATACTTATAATCTCACTAATAATACGACAGGGGGAAACTATGTTGTTCACGCTACAATCGCACAAAGCAACACAGGAAGTACACATAATGATTCAGCGGCAAGTAGTAACTATCGGGTGAGTTATACAGATGCCGCATTTAACAGGGCAGATAGGGTAAATAACTCGTCAGCACACGGAGACCTCGCATAATGGCTGGTAAAATTGTAGCAGATACGCTGGAACACAGCACCGCTGGGTCAATCGCCACGAACTATGTCGTCGAGGGCAGTGCGAAGGTGTATTCTCTGTGGGATATGGCAGACTTGTCTGGCACTGGCGGCACAACAGGCATTGACACATCTTTTAATGTTAGTTCAATGGACGATGATGGGGCTGGTGATTTTGGGATAAATTTTACCAACAGTTTTTCTTCTGTAAATTATACAGCTACGTCTGCGACTAGCGGTGGTGCAAGAAGAGTTCTTACAAGAAGCGGAACAGTAACAGCGTCTGCTATGGATGGTTTGACAAGAAATGACTCCAATTCAAATTCGGATGCTTCGGGTTGTTCAGTAACAATTCACGGAGACTTAGCCTAATGACCCAGACACCAGAATTTCAAGGCACTCACCTATTTGACAGACTATGCTGGGCAAAAGAAAACCTAGAGGGTCATCAGTCAGACTATCGTGTGGTCTATGAAGATAGCGTAGATGAGTGCGCTAAGATACTTGTGCCTGACCCTAACTGGATGGCTTGTGCGCTACAGGGCGGTATCCTGCCGCCAGTGCAAGTATACTGGGAACTAGCTAAAGATGAGGCACAGCCCGACTTTAAAAAGCACACACGAGGCTACCTGCTTCACCAGACTGAACCTGTTGGTCCGATGACCGAAGAAGAAGCAATTGAATATCTAATCCAGAAAGATGTGCCACAACACGTTTGGCGTGAGTGGGATAGCGGAAATAAACCAAAACTGGTAATATGCCGCAAGGAACAGCTTCCAGCGACAAGAGAGTGGCGCAATGCTTGGAAGATTAGTGAAGAACTAGCCACTGATGAAACCGTAGCCGCATAGGAGAAACCTCATGGCACCAACAACATATATCGTAGATAAGGACGGTAATCAGATTGATGCTTCAACCGCTACCGTTCCATCAGACCGTCATTTCAGAGGCGCATGGACTTTGAGTGGCAGTGTCATTTCAGAAGATATGACCAAAGCAAAAGAAATCTTCAAGGACAAAATCCGTGAAGTTCGCGCACCACTGCTAGAGGCAGAGGATGTCGTGTACATGAAGGCTCTTGAAGCTGATGATGCAGATGCTAAAGCAGCATCAGTAACCAAGAAGACTAATCTTCGTAATGCACCAGCCGCATCTGCAATTACAAGTGCATCAAGCATTTCTGCACTGAAGGCAGCTTGGGACACTGATTTGCTAGGTGACAGCCCTTACGCATAAGGAGATAGGTTATGGCACTGACCAAAGTAGGTAGTGGCGGTATAGAGAATGTTACTAATGCCGCTAACGCTACCTTTTTAACCATAGATGCAAGTGAACAAATTACTGTTGCGTCTGAGGGCGGTGCTGTAACCACTTCTGTCCAACAGGGTTTGGCGAAGGCGTGGTTAAATTATAATCAATCTACTCCTGTAATTGATGACAGTTTTAACATCACAAGTGTTGCAGATAATTCAGCAGGAAATTTTACTCCTACAATCACAAATGTATTTTCAAACGCACACTATACCCTCCCAAGTATTTCTACGGCTATGCATATACAACAGTCTGGGACACCTACAACGTCAACATATACTTTACAAGGAAAAAATCAGGAAGGTAATGCGACAGATGGCGAACATTCTGGTTCATTTCACGGAGACTTAGCGTAATGCCATACATAGGAAAATCCCCAGAGTTTGGTGTTCGCAATCGCTTCGTGTATCAGGCTACTGCTAGTCAAACGACATTCAGTGGCAGTGATGGCGATGCGAAAACACTAAAATACACGGATAGCCTGTATATGGACGTGTATCAGAATGGTGTGCTTCTCAAGCCGGGAACTGACTATGCAGCCACGACAGGCACAAGTGTTGTATTAGTCACAGCCGCCAGCTTAAACGACATTGTTGAGATGGTTGTATATGACACCTTTGCTATATCTAGCAGTTACACTAAGACAGAGAGTGACACACGCTATCCCTTCAAGGGCAATAACAGCATCATCCGCTTGAATGGGCAGACCATCAGCGCAGATATTACGATTGACAGCGATGAGAATGGCGTAAGTGCAGGGCCGATTACACAGAACGCCACAGTCACCGTTAATGGCTATTGGAGTATCGTATGACCAGTGTACTAAATGTAGATACTATTGCTGACAAGGCTGGCACTGGTCCTGTTGGGTTGACGAAGCAATACGCTGCAAAAGCATGGTCAGCGTTTGATGGTTCGGGAACTGTAGCTATTGATGGCTCAAACAATGTTTCAACATTAACTGACAATGGAACTGGTGATTATACAATAACCCTGACCAATAGCATGGCAGATGTAAATTACGCTCCTGTAAGTTCTTGTAATTTTAACGACAGTTCTCCTGATTTTGTTGGAGCAACCGTAAAAACAGTAAACACTACACGATTTAAGTCTGCTCACGACAGCGGTTCTATAACAGACATGAATGACATATACGCTACTTGGGATGGAGACCTCGCATAATGGCAAGTATTCTTAAAGTAGATACCCTGACAGGTGTAACCACCGCTGGTTCCATTAGCGTTACTGGCGAAGGCAACTCGACCACGACTAATTTGCAGCAGGGGCTGATAAAAGTGTGGCTGGATGAAGGTGGTGATGGTGCATCAATAGGTGACAGTCTAAATGTGGCTTCTTTTACGGATTCTGGAACGGGTCAAGGCTATGCTGTTTTTACCAATAATATGGGTAATACAAACTATTCACAATTTAACTTTGACCAGTGGCAAGATTTTGACACAGGAAGTAATGCGTATGCTGTTAATAAGGGTAGCAAAGAAACCACTCGTTGTCGTACTCTGCACTATGAAAATAAAACACTGACCGACCCCGCAGATAGAAACGTAATGGTGGCAGGAGACTTAGCATAATGGCAAGCGAACTTAGAGTTAACACCCTAAAGGATGCCGCTGGGAACAACAGCGTGGCTATGACATATGTTGCCAATGGTAGTGCGAAGGCATGGATGCACTTGGATGGTAGTGCAACTTTTGATGGGTCTGACACTGAAATAAAAGAAAGTTTCAATATAACAACAACAACAGATGAAGGAACAGGTTATTACGCATATGCATTTATTAGTGCATTTTCAAATGCTAATTTTGCAGAAACTTATGGTACAGGACAGGATGAAATACGGTTAGAAATTGCTAATAGAACAGCATCTGCATCTGGCGTTAGAGTTCAAGGTAGCGATGGCACTCTTACTGATAATGGTTACGTTATGACAGCGGCACACGGAGACCTAGCATGAGTAAAGCAGCAGAACTAGCGGCACTTATCGGCGGTGGTCGCACTGGTGAGGTATTGCAAGTTCAATACACTCAATACACTAGCACAACCTCAGATGCTATGTCAGCAGGTAGTGACTACACGATTGACGAACTGGCAGTAAACATCACGCCAAGTTCAACAAGTAGCATCATTAGACTTGAGGCATTTGTTTACGGTGAATGGTCAACTGATGCTGTTATTTGGAACAGTAATTGGTATTTTCTGCGTGACAGTACAAAATTGCAAGCACCTGCCGATGGAACAGCAGGGCGTGGTATTGCTATGGGAACTTGGCGGTCTATTGCTGGTGATAACAACGATAGTACCCCAGAAGGTACAGCATACTCTTACTTTGACACGCCTTCTACAACTTCACAAATAACATACAAAGTCGGTATTTATGTGTCTCAATCGGCAACTTGGCACACAAATAAAACGGTAAATGCCAATAATAATAATACTGGGTATGAGCGTGGCATTTCATCAATTATTGCTACGGAGATTGCGGGGTAGAATGTATGCCTTTAAGCAAGCTGCAATTCAAACCGGGAATCAACAGAGAGGGTACAAATTACTCTAATGAAGGCGGTTGGTTTAACGGAGATAAGATACGTTTTCGTAACGGATATGCAGAACGCATAGGCGGCTGGACCCGTGTGTCTAACACGCAGATAACAGGCACACCCCGAAAAATATTCGATTTTGTTACCTTGGACTCACAAAATCTTTTGTTCATAGGAACTGAACTAAAAGTATTTCTAGAAAACGCTGGCACCTTCAACGATATCACACCCATCAGATCTAGTGTTAGCCTTGGTACAAATCCTGTTACCACCACAGGTGGCGCAGGAAGTGGTGTGGTTACCGTTACCACCACAGGCGCACATGGCGCAGTTACAAATGACTTTGTAACGCTTGCTGCGCTTACCGCTACAGATGGCATTACCGCAGCACAACTTAATGCAAATCATCAAATAACATCTGTCCCCAGCACAACCACCTTTACAATAGATACAGGTGGTTCGGCCAGTTCTGGCAGCACCGTAGGTGGGGGTTCTTCTGGAACGGCTGCTTTTGAAATAACCACTGGACTTAACACCACAGTGCTTGGTGCGGGTTGGGGTGCTGGCACATGGGGTAGATTTACTTGGGGTTCTGGCGCGGGTTCCTTATCCGGTCAAACACTTCGGCTTTGGTCTGTAGATAATTTTGGTGAAGATATCATTTTTAACATTGCGGATAGTACTCTTTACTACTGGGACGCCACCAACGGGGTAAGCACCAGAGCCGTTGAACTATCTACTTTAACAGGCGCTAGTGATGTTCCGACAAAAACACGAAAAGTGTTAGTTTCTGATGTGGATAGGCATTGCATAGCTTTTGGCACAAACCCTATTGATAGCGGTGTTCAGGACCCTCTTTTAATTAGGTTTTCAAGCCAAGAGTCCGTTGTAGACTGGACTCCGACAGCCACCAACACGGCAGGCGATCTACGTTTATCAAAAGGCAGCGAAATTATCACAGCGGTGCAGACCAGCCGTCAGATACTGGTGTATACCGACCAGTCCTTATATTCCATGCAGTTTATCGGCGCACCGTTTACCTTCGGCATATCACTTCTTGGTGACAACATACGTATAGCCGGACCAAATACAGCTATCGCCGTAAACGACATTGTGTTTTGGATGGGTCAGGAAAACTTTTATGCGTATGATGGACGCATTCAGGTCATACCTTGCACTGTTCGTGACTATGTATTTAACGATATGAATAACCAGCAGTCCTTTAAGTTTCATGCTGGTTCTATTGGTAGTCAGACAGAGATCTGGTGGTTCTATTGTTCTTCCGGGTCTTCTGAAGTAGACCGCTATGTTGTGTACAATTATGGTCAACAGATATGGTACTTTGGAAACTTGGTACGCACAGCTTGGAATGACCGGGCTTCTGGCCTACGTAGTTTCCCACAAGCTACCGGTGCAGACTTCTATTTGTACAACCACGAAGATGGCTTAGATGATTTTAGCACGGGCAGCGCTGTCGCTATCAATGCATTTATTGAGTCCTCCGATTTTGACATAGGAGATGGTCAGCAGTTCATGCTAGTCAATCGCATACTGCCGGATCTTAGTTTTAGTGGGTCCAGCGCAGGTAGCCCATCAGCATTGTTTACCGTAAGAAGTCGTGATTTTGGCGGAGACAATTTTACAGAGTCCCCGTCTGATTCAGCCATTAGAACAGCTACATCACCAGTTGAGCAGTATACAGATAAAATTGACTTGAGAGCGCGAGGCAGACAGATGTCTGTTCGTATAGAAAATACCGGCACTGGTGTAAACTGGCGGTTAGGCGCACCTAGAATTGATGCGAGAGCAGATGGCAGGCGATGACAAAAAAGGTTTTACGTCCGATTATACCCTCCGCACCGCAAGAGTACGATCCGGTATATGTCAATCAGTTAGCGCGGGCCTTGGAACAGTTGATCGACGAAGTGCGGTCCGCGGACATCAACTTTCAGGGCATACCCGGTAGCGGCGCTGCTAACACATTAGAAGTAGGTGATTTTTTTATAGGTGAGGCTAATTTTATACAGACCATAGTGCAAAATGAAGTGCATTCGGGAAGTGTAGCGGGGACCACGGCCCTCGGAACTGTAACAATAGCCGTTGCATAGTGTAGACGGAATTTGAAAAACAAGGTAGACTGCGGGAAACCTTATATCAGGGAATTAAAAAATGGCACAAGCAGCAGAGGTTCTTGAGTTTCCAGCAGGCGGTATCGCCGATTTCTATATGGAAGACCACGAGATCGAAGCTCTGGAGCGCGAAGAAGCGGCGCAGGAGTTTGGATCTACCGGTATTGCTACGTTTGAGCCGATTGCCACGCGCATGGCATCTTATGGTCGTTACGGTGACGACACAGTTGCTCACGTTGAAACCGGTGAGTTGGTTGTTCCGAAAGCCCTGATTGACGACAACCCGAAGCTACGGGACTCTATATTTAGTCACCTGCGTGATCTTGGTGTAGAGGACCCAGAGCGATATGTGGTTGGCTCAAGTGCAAACTCTATCAATCCTGATACGGGTATGCCTGAGTTCTTCGTAAAAAAGCTGTTCAAAGGGGTCAAAAAAGCTGCCTCTAAAGTAGCCAAAGGCGTCAGTAAAGCCCTCAAGGGTGTGACTAAGGTGCTTAAAAAAGCTGCTCCGGTAATTATACCGTTTGCTTTGAACGCAGCCTTCCCCGGCCTTGGTGCAATCTACTCAGGCGCTCTTGGAGCAGGTATCGGCACACTTGTACAGGGCGGTAACCTAAAGGACGCCTTTAAAAACGCTTTGATTGGTGGCGCTATTGGTGGCGCAACTGCTGCTATTGGTGGCGGATTGCAGGCCACGAAAGCAGGGACAGGGACTTTTGGACAGGGCGCTATGAAAGGCATTCAGGATGCAGCTAAGTTGTCTAACTTGCAAACAGCCGGTCGGCAGCTTGCTACGGGTCAGTTTGGTCAGTCCGGTTATGAAGCAGTAACTGGAGGCGCAACATCGACGGTCAATCCGATACAGGAGCAAGTCGCAAAAGATGTAGGGCCAATGCAAGTGTCATCTGATCAAACAATAGAGAAAATGATAACCGGAGACGCTTTCCAAGCAGCCGAAGCTGCTAATTTACCGTATGATATGGCGACAGACTCGTACATTGGACCTGACGGAACTTTAATTGGTAGATCCACTACGTCTGCTGATTTATCTCAAATTGTAAAAACGCCTCCAAAAACCACAAATTTCCTCGGCGATACCATAGACACACTAAAAGGTTATGGCGAAACCGCTATGGACTACGGCGGAAAGGCGATGGACTTCTTAACAGGAAAACCAGAAGCAGGCGCTTTAAATCAAATAGAAATAGATGCTTATAATAAAGCTATTGCCGCAGGGGCTCCTGAAAGTTTAGCTACCCAACAAGCTGCTAGAGCGGTGGCTGAAGCCACACCCGGTATACTCCGCACATACGGACCAACTGCGGCACTAGCTGGCGCAGGCTTGTATGCTGGCGGTGCCTTTGACACACCCGATGAAGGTCCAAGTGATGAAGAGTTGCTGGAACAACTTGGTCCTACAGGTTATGAACTTTACAAAGCGAACCAAGCTAAGTATGGAGTTGCAGGATCTACGCCTATGTTGTCTCAAGGTCAGTATTCTGTTCCAACTTTGTTCGCAGCAGACGGAGGCGGGGTCTTCCCACGACGTGTAGGTGGTATCATGCCAGATGAGGGTACACCCGGCAAAGACAGCGTAAAAGCTATGTTAATGCCCGGTGAGTTCGTGATGACAACCAACGCGGTCAAAGGCTTGGGTGACGGGGACAATAACAAAGGCATCAACCGCATGTATGACATGATGCGGGGCCTTGAGGCTAAAGGGAAGGCGATGGCATAATGGCAGTAGAAACCCAAATCGTCAGAGAAGCCCCTGAAATAGAAGCCTATAAAATTGGGCTTCTTGAGTCTGCTAAAAAGCTAGCTGACCAGCCGATTACCGTTCCAATTCAGCAAGTCGCTCAAATGTCTGGCTTACAGACACAGGCTATCGCGGATGCATCCCCTGCTACAGGCGGTATTGGTGGTTTTGAACAGTATTTAACCGACGCAGGAACCGCGTTGGGTGAAGCAAAGACCACGCTAGATCCGTCTGGTATCACCCAGTTTATGAACCCGTATCAAGCAGCTATTCAAGCTGAAATTGACAGGTCTTACAACATACAAGCCGCACAGGCTGGTCTCGGCGCGGTGGGGCAACCCGGAGGTCCGTCTGCATTTGGCGGATCACGGGCCGCGATACAGCAGGCAGAGATAGGTCGTAACCGTGCAGCAGCCTTAGCACAGGCGCAGGCACAGAACTTTTTACAGGCGCAACAGGCGCAGGCGGCACAAGCAGAAGCGCTAGGGCAGCTTGGCCTTCGTCAAGCGGCACTAGGACAGCAGTCACAACAGCAAACACTGCAAGACATAGAAACACAGTTTAATTTGGGTAAACAGCAGCAGGCGCAACAGCAGGCAGAGATTGAAGCACAGCGGCAGAGCGATCTGGCGCAGTTGTATGAGCCGTACCAGCGTTATGGATTCTTGTCAGACATCTATAAAGGTGCTCCAACGTCACAGCAGACTATCACTTCGGCTACTGCACCTAATGTATCACCGGCTCAGACTTATTTGGGTTTGGGTATTGCAGGATTATCAGCGGCAGCAGGCGCTAAAACAGCGGGGTTATTCTAATGAACAGAAGCGTATTAGCCAGACAGATGTTTGCCAACGGTGGTCAGGCCGTGCCTAACGAGTATAAGGGCTTTTCAAAGCTGCCAGAAGAAGTGCAGATGAAAATGGACCCTGTTGCTGCCAAGAAATATGAGCAAGGCGGTGTAGCAAGTAGGTCTTTACAGGATTATCTTGGCGATCAGGCAGCGCCGTTGGCCGCAGAAGCACAGCGTCTAGGTATTTCTGTTGAAGAGTTATTGGCTTTGTTAAATCAATCAAAACAGGAACAACCAGTAGGCATGGCGATGGGCGGTGATCCGGCTATGGCACAGGGCGTCGGTTCAATGATGCCGCCAGAAATGTCGGCCCCACCTGCTATGCCTGCGGCTCCACCCCCTATGGAAGGCGGACAGGCCATAGACCCGCAAGTGCTTGAGGGCGCTTTGGCTACAGCAGAGCAGGAAATTACAAACCTCGACCAAGCCGAAGATTTTGAGACGGTTATGAACACTATACGTGGAGATGAAGCGACAGTTGAGGAGCGCTATGAGGAGCTTGCTGGTGTGGTTGGCGAAGAAGACGCCAGACAGACCCCTGAGTCGGTCCTGACACTGGTGCAGCCCGCTATGGTGATGGGCGCAGTAGACCAAGGCATTGGCGGCTTGGCGCAACAGGAAATGGCAGAGCCTGTACAGGGCGCTATGGCGCAGGGTATTATGTCCACAGTGACCCCACCGACGCCCCCAGCCGGTATGGGAGGGCCGCCTCCCGTAAATTTTAAGGAAGGCGGGCTGGTCCGCCGCGGAGACAACCAGCCGGTTAAAATGATGCAGGCGGGCGGCGATCCTTTTGCTAATGTCCCCGGAGATCTGGGTCAACTTGCGCGAGAGCGGATGGCTGCGCGTCAAGGTATCATTGGTGACCCTTCTGCTCGTATTCAACAGCAAGAAGACCTAACTAAATCTCAAATGCTGTTCGATATAGCCAACACCGCGCTTGCTTTTGCTGCACCTATGGAGGATGAACGCCCCGGTATGAGCGCAGCAGAGCGCTTGGCTATGGCAGCGCGGACCACGCAACTGCCTCAGACTATTGGCGCACGGGCTGCCAAACTAGGTGAGTTTAAAACTGGTTTAGATAAAGAGAAGCAGGCGTTACAACTCGCGGCCCTCGGATCTGCGGAAACGGCACTTGCCGCAAAAACCAAAGCTGCGGCAGATGAAAGAAAAGCTGCGCTTGAGGCTGGTTACAGAATACAAGAAATTATGTTGAAGCAGGTTGGAGAGATGGAACTGGCTCAGAATCAAGCCAACTGGAAAGCTTCTTTACAAGACGATCAGCAGTTAGCAGCACAGACCATAGAAAGATTAAGACAGGCGGGGGACAAAGAATCTATTCGTCTTAGTAAACAGCTTGAAAAACAAAACGCCATTGCAACTCAACTTTTAAAAGGTGAGCAAGCATTAGAGCAAATCGGTTTGAGAGGCATGAATACCATAGCCGCACAAGATAAAGCACATGTTCAGGCCCTTCAGATACAAGAAAACAACCAAAAGCTTAGTAGAGAGCTAAAAGATATTGACGTTCAGATGAAGTCTATTGATCAAGCCATTGCTATGGAAGATCAAAATCTAAAAGAAGCGGACATGCTGCAACGTGCGGCGATTGAAGCAAACAAGCAAGTTTTGGAGAATAAGAAACTAAAACTTAAAGAACGTGAGGTATTGGTAAAAGAGGCCGCCACAGGACTGGATAAGTTTGGTAAGGGTCTTGAAGGTAAGCTTCTTAGTCAACTTACAAATGTTGAAAAACTTAAACTTTACGAAACTGGAGATCTTGGTGAGCAAGAGACAGCAGACCTTGAAGCCTCCATGCTGCGTTACACAGACATGGGTCCTGTCTTTGATGAAACTATTGGAAAAATGGTTATTAAACCGGCTAGAAAGCTACCCGACCGGGTTGTACGTGCTCGTGAGGCTCGTGATGCCGCAGGCTTCCGTGTCGCTCCGTTAGGTTCAGGCGCTGCTGGCGCAGACGCAACTGATACGTCTGCTGGCGCTGCTACAACCGCTACAACTCCTGCCGCTACGGCTGATACAACCACGGCACTAGGAACTGATATTACTCAACAAGATGTGGGGGCTATTCCAACAGGAGATGATATCAGTAAAACAACTTACTCAGACCTACTAGATGGAATTGATGTTTCGGATGCTTTTGGAGCCCCTACCGCTTTTGGTGAATTTTTAAACAGAGGTGTTGAATTTGTTAGTTTAGGAACGGCTCAAGCTGCTCCTGCCGCGGCAGAATCAAGAGCAATTATTGATAGTATTAATCAAAACGCAACTTTAATTTATTTAGAAGCGGTTAAAGGTAAAGCGGATAAGGAATTGCGGAAAGAAATTCAATCTAAATTACCAGAGCCTGCTGCTTTCACTAAAGGAGAAAAATCTGCTCTTAACAAAGCAAAGTCAACGGTGGCGTTTTTAAATTCTAAAATAGATCCCATAGAGCTTGAATTACAGGGAAGTCCAAAGGGAGCAGACGTTGGAAAAAGACGAAATGCTTTGGCTTCTTTAAAAGCTGTCCGCGATACATATGCTAAATTAGCGGACAAATTAGAAACTGTTGTAGACCCAAAGCCAAAACCTCCAAGATCGGATGCGGAGGTGGCTGATGATTTATTTGGTGGATAGATATGGCTGAAGTAGAAACGTCTCCGACATCCCCCGCTTACGAGGTATCACAATCTCGTGCAGATCGTATTACAGAGTTTCAGAAGGGTTTCCTTGAAGCTAACCCAGAGGGCTTTGCACAATTTAGTAACAAAAGGTTACTGGAATATGCTCAAGATAATTTTCCGGGTGGTATAGATGTGCAGAAAGCTCTTGCTGGAGGAGCTACAGAAGAACAAATTCTGTCTCAAGTGTATGGGTTCTCTCCAAAAGGACCTTTGGAAGCAGCAGTTGAAGGCGTTCAGCGGGGGTTTTTAGAAGGCACACCAACCGCTGCGGGCGGCATGATGGGCTATCAAATAGGTCAAGCCGCATCTCCTTTTGTAGCCGCGGCTTTTCCTCCGGCTGCTGCCGCTACGGTTCCTCTAACCATTATGGCAACCACTGCGATTGGCGCAGGTTCAGGGTTTTTGTTTGGAGACACTGTATCTGACGCTGTTTTAGGAGAAGAGCCTAAGTTTGCTCCTTCTTCAAGACCATTTTCTGAGGGTGGGTATACGTTTGGCTCTGCCCTGCCCTTACCACTTAGCACATATATGTTCACACAAAAGCTTTTGCCAAACGCAGCGAGTCTAGCTGACCGCGTGACTAGAATGGTGGGCGTAAAAGAAACACCGATTCAAGCCATTCAACGCACCGCGTTAGAACAGCCCGGCAGGTTTTTAACATTAGAGGGCGCGGCGATTGGTCAAGCTGCCGTTGCAGGGGGTATAGCAGAGGCTAATTATCCCGGAGACGTTACCTTGCGTTTTCTTGCAGAGGCCGGAGCGGGGAGCACTTCTCCTTTTGTCGTGGGATCTATTGAAAAAATAGGCTCATCTTTAAAGAGCATTGGTCAAATGCTCACGAAAGGTGGTCGGGAACAAAGACAAGCTGACGCTTTAGTTAAATACATGATAGAAAACGGTGGTAACCCGCAGGCAGTTTTAGATAGACTGCGTGGCCCAGACGCCGTCAAGCAGTTTGCAGAAGAGATGGGTATAACCATGCCCGCAAATCGTCCAACCGCTAACGTGGCTTTTGACGAAATCACCTCTGAATTACAAAATGCTTTGGCTAAAGATAAAACTTTTGGTCCAACGATGAGAAAAGCTCTGGCACAGGATTATAAAGCCTTAACAAATTTAGTTGAAGTAATGGATGCGTCTGGAGACCCTAGATTATTGGCTGAAGCATCTAGATTACGTGAGCGTCTAATGGAAGGCACAATTATTCAACGCCTGTCAGATGCATTAGATCAGGCAAAACGTATTAATAAAGCTGTTGCGCCTACCAAAAAAACAGATGATGGCAGAATGATGGTGGATGAAGCCAAAGATCCGGTTACAGACACCAGAGCGGCTATGGAAGCGGGAAAAACTATTGAGACGGTGACTGCAAGAGTTATACAGGAAACTCGTAAGGCGGAAAATCAATTCTATGACAAAATAGATGGTTCTGAACAAATTGACGTTCCCATATTTACCCAAATTCTTGATGAATTAGAAGCAGAGGCTCAAGGGTCTATACAATATCTCCCTCCAGAGGCTCGTAGATTTATTTTTAATTCACGGGGCATAAATCCAGAAACCGCTGAAATTGATTTGGCCAGAATAGATGTTTTAAATAAGAAGATAACAAAGAGCCAAGACGCTATAAACGATGTTCAAGCTCAAGATCCCTCTGTTAAAACTTATTTTGACAATGAATTAAACCCGGCTCTTCAAGATAATACCTTAGAAGGCCAATTAAACCTTGTTCAGAGCGCCATATCTAGAACAGAAAACATTGATTTATCTACCTCAAACATGAAAGCTCCACAACGGAACAGGTTGCTTAACGCTTTAAGAAACAAAGCAAAAATAATAAATAACGAAATTGAGATACGTAACGCTCAACAACGAGTAGAACCTGCTAAACCGGTTGCTGAAAGTCGTGTTGAAGAACTAAGCGGACAAGTATCTGAAGAAGCTCTGGAATCATTTAATAAAAGAATAAGATTGAATCAAATCCGGAAACCTCGCGGCCCAGCCGACAACCCAGATATTTTGAGAAAGTTTGCAGCGACTAACGATAGGCTTGCTAAGAGCCAAATGGATTTATTTGAACAAGACCGTGTGGCGGGAGTTTCCTTTAAAGAAACGGCTGATCGGTTGAGAGAGGAGGCTGATTTACTTCGGGCAAGAGCGGACGATATCGAAAGTCCTTTGGAAGTTAAAGAAGCTGCACCACAGATTGTAGAAGGGGCTGCTTTTGAGCCGGTAACTTTAAAAGACGTTATGATTGTTAAAAGCCGTTTACAGGATAAGGCTCGTGAATTTACTGGTAATAGTCAATTTAACGAAGCTCGTGTTCTTAATAAGCTTGCAGGAGCTTTAGTAGATGATATTGGTGTAAAGTCGGGCGGTGTTCGTCAAGAAGACGGGACAATTACTTTTAGTGATGCGGAACCTTTAACTGCAAATCAAACTGCTATACGCGATGCGTATAACTTTTCAAGAAAGTTAAACGATGTATTTACAAGAGCTTTTCCAGCTAAAATTGTAGAAAGGGATTCATCTGGCGCACGTCATATATTACCGGAGCTCCTCCATAAATCGTTGTTTTCTGGTGGCGGTGATGAAACCAGTTTAAAATTTGATCAGATGAACAAATCTATGACTTTTCTAGCGCAAGAATTAGGTGCGGAAAAAGTGAAAGATTTAGGACTTAGTGCCACTTTAGGAACCATGACTGGAGCGCAAGAAACTTTAATGCGGGTCGCTTTTGAAAACTTAGTAGACCCTACAACAGGTAGAGTATCTGTTGAAGCACTTAACCAATTTAAAAAAGATTACAGAAATGTTTTGTTTTTAGAAAATGGAGCACCTCGTTTTCCTGACATAGTTAGTGATTTAGCTTCTGTAGAGTCAGCAGAAAAATTATTACTTAGGAGGATAAGAGAAACTGGTGACCCTCGCGCCGCTACCCCGGAGGGATCTCCTTTAGGCAACAATGTGCCTCCAGAAGGTTTCTATCAACAACGGTTAGCTAATGAGATATCTTACAAAAACTCTCTTGGGGCAGATTCGGACCCAATGGGTTTAGTTGGATCTGTTATTGCAAATCCCGGCACTCAAAAAGCTAGTGACGTAAAAGGTTTTAAAACTTTAATTCGTAATGCTAAGAGAGCGGATGCCACGCATCCCGGCGCTTCTGATGGACTTCGTAGCATGGTTCTACAGAAAGCTCGTATGTATGCCACCAGCGCACCTAATAAGAGCGGCGATACGGTGTTTAATTTTGCAAAATATAAACAATTTTTAACCACCCCTATGGTTCCCGGACAACCAAGTCCTTTAGATCTTATGAGACAAGAGGGGCTTGTAGATGAGGGGTTTGCCCTTCGTTTAACTGAGATTATGAACGTGGGTGTTCAATCTCAAAGAGCTTTGACTAAAACAGGGGAAGCTGTGTCACTCGGTGACATTATGCCTAAAAGCGAAAGAGCTTTTCAATTAGCCACTAGGTTGACTGGATTAAGAATAGGTCGTGCCGCTACTCAAATAGCTCCGGGTCAGGGTCAGGGACTTGCAGAACCTATGATTGCGGCAAATGAGTTCCAAAGATTACTAATAGATACTCCAGACACTTTAGTGTTTGGTATTTTAGAAAAGGCTGCTTTAGATCCTAAATTTTATGCCGATGTTTTAGAAAAAGGATTGAGTAATAACCCACGTTCAGTACGCGCAGCCAACCGAAGACTTAAATCAGCCTTAATTAACGCAGGTTTTGTTGCAGCCACTGGTGAAGAACGTAGTGCACTTCAAAAAGAAGTTACTTTACCCCCAGAGGAGATTCTGCGAGGACGGAACATATCTCGTTCTTTAGAAGAAAGAACACTAGATGTAAAACGGAGAGCAGATGAGCTAATAAACCAACAATCTTCTCTTCAACAACCAGTTCCGGCGCAACCGGTGGCACCACCTCCCACAACCACCCTTGCGTCGGCAGCGCCTCCACCTCCACCGCCCGCGGCCAGCGGACCGGTGAACCGTCAACAGTACGCTGCCCTGTTCCCTAACGATGTAGCCTCTGGCCTAATCCGTCAGCAAGGTATCGGGAGCCTAATGGGATGATCAACGACGTACTACAACTAATGCTCAAGTCCGATATGCACCGCGACTGGTATGTGTCTGATCTTGAACGACTTGTTCTCCCTGCTATCGAAGCAAAGAAGATGACGGTCGTGTATGAGAACAAGATTACATCCAAGACAGCTATCTATCCGCGGCCCACGGGCCTGTTTACACATGCCTTTTTGACAGAAGAAGCGGCAGACGGATATGAAGATGGGACAAGAAAGTTGCAGCCCGAAGACTGGTTTACGCCGCACACGGATGGTAAACTTTATGTTATAGATTTCATTGCGCCGTATAATAACGCGCTGAAGATAGGACGTTTTGTACAGCAGGAGTTGACCAGTCGGTATATCGAAGTGTACCCGTATGACGGAGCTACGTTCTTGCGGCAGGCAAACGGTAAGAAAAAAGGTTACGCTACAGGCGTACAAGAAGATATCGTAGGACGGAGGCATAGCTGTGTATAAAAAGCGTTGGTATGACGGCCTACATGATATCTATGAAGGCAAAGACGAGTTTGAAATAAAGTTCGGCTGCTTTGGTGGTGACGGCGGCGGCGGTGGTGGCGGCGCTAAGGCAGACCCTGCACCTGCACCTGCACCTGCACCTGCACCTGACACCGGTTATCGTGGTGAAGACAGCGCCGCTCGTTCCGCTGCGGCAGATACTGCTGCTGCGGCAGCCGCCGCTGGATTAGGCACGGGATACGGCACGGGAAAAACTGACACGTCTAGTAAGGGCGGTAACTTAGACACGTCTATGGAAAACATGTCTATGAATGAGGCGCTTGGTCTAACAAGTAATTTAAGCACTCCCGTAAGTCTCACAACACCTACTGTCGCACCTACGGCTAAAACTCTGGCAGATATGTACGCGAATGCACAGGCTAAAGCCAAGTCTCTTTCAACGCCTACTAATCAAAAAAGTCAAGCACAACAAAATTTAGAAGCTAGTTTAAATCAAGGCATATTAGGAGCTCAATATTCTAGTCCTACAACGACTGGTTTTCAGGGTTTTAGTCCGTTTAACCCAGCTAGTAAAGGACTTGGACTTGGCGTAAAAGCCAATTTCGCATTTGCAAAAGGCGGTGCTGTTCAACAAGGAATAGGCAGTATATTCCCTTACCCTCGCCGCTAAACCAACCACTCTCTAGCTTGTTCTCCAAGCACCTGACCGGCAAGGTTTATCTTGTTGCGTAAGGTCTTCAGGATCTTTTCATCAATAGTGCGCGGCGATACCAAGTCGATGTATGTCACCTTGTTGTTCTGTCCTATACGGTGCGCTCTGTCCTCACTCTGCAACCGTATTTCCAAGTCGTAGCTATTTGAGTAGTATATCATTGTGTTAGCCGCGGTCAGCGTGATCCCGTAGCCACCTGTCCGCGGCTGACCGACAAAGAAACGAAGCGGATTGTCCTTGGCCTGAAAACGGTTGACCGTTTCTTGACGTTCATCCTGCGGGGTTTCGCCATAATAGGTTGCCACCGCTTCGGGCCCAAAGCGGTGGCGCAGGGCCGAAGCTATCTGTTGAATGTCGTAGGTATACGACGCCCA